CTCTTTTTCTTTTCCATCTTTCTTACCACATCGCATAGCATACTTCATTATATTACCAATACAAAAACCTTCACCGTGTCCAGCATCAATAATCATATCTGTTGCTTGATACTTACCTTTGCCGTAATGCTGGTCATAAGTGTTTCCGATATAAGCCTTTACTTCATTTAAGATTTTATCTTCATTAAACTTATAATTCATTAGAACTTTATTCCTGTATTAACTCCCAGGCCTGAAGGTGTTTCTGCTTTATCTTCTAATAACAAAGTGTGGTTTATATCTTCTAAACCATATCCTTTCTTTATTAGATTTTTAATTTGTTTTTCTACCCACTTAAGAGTCCAGACTGATAAGTGTAAAGTATTCTGATGAAAGTAATGAGTTTGCTTTGGTATCATTGTCATCATATCTTTCTTTACCTCACTATCAACAACAGGCTTCATAGTGTTTCTTTCTTCTTCAGATAAACATTCAAATCTTATCCAGTCATATAACACTTGATAACTTTTCTTTCTTATAGCTTTAGATTTTTTTGCATTCATATAGTTGTTGAGTCGTAATTTTTAACTAACTTCCAATAGGTTAATAAACTGTTAAACATCTCCACATGTTTTATGTGTGATTCATCATCCCAAATATAGCCTAAAGCTAAGTCTGTTTTTTCTCTGTCAACAAATACAGATACACGTTTAGGAGTATCAAAGCCACACCCCTGTGCATAGGCTGATAACTGCATACCATGTTCATCATAAACTAATTTAGCTGGGTCTTTACCTTCTAGGCCATCTTTAGTTTTAAAGTCCACAAATATACCTGACTTAGAATATAAATCTATCTTACCTCCGTACCCTAATTTTGAGCAAAAAGAATCCTCGGCAATCCATTCCTCTCCTGGAAAGTAATCGTCTAAGATTTTCTTTACGGCACGATACGATTCATTGTCTGTCTTACCTTCAAATCCTTTTTCAATAAGGGCATGTATCTTAGTACCCAAGGATGCTGCCGTTTGTCCTATATCTCTTTGAGCAGTCTTACACCTGTAAATAAATTCTTCGTTTGATTCTTCCTCGCCTTGTTGTAATTCAATGGAAGCCTCAAGAGCTTTATTTACTTTCCAGTTTTCTAATGAAGGTTTAGCTACAATGTTAAGAACTGTAGTCACAGAAGGTACTAGCCCTTCTTTCTTGGCATCTCTTAATGTTGTGTTTCTTTCTTTACCGTTTGCACCAATGATGGTGTAAGCTGGAGACCCTTCCCTATCATACCAATGTCCAGCTTCCGATGTGAACTTATTATTATACACCTGACTTTGCGATTTATCGATAGGCTCTTCAGTTTTTGTCGTCATTTTTTTGTCCTTTGTCTAGCTCTTCTTTAAATGCTTTGATAACATCACTAGAGAAAAGCTTTTGTAAGTTTACAAGATACATTCTACTAGCGTTATGGTCGCCTCCTGATACCGTCTTGAATGTGTCTAATTGATTTACTATTAATCTTAACATCTCAGTATCAAAAACAATAGTACAAAATTCTTTGTCTCCTACACATAGATTATGAAACCAATAGTCTGATTCCGTTGCTCTTATACCAGATGGCTTGCTCCAGGATTCGTATTCAATACAAATGTTTCCTGTCTCCATCCATCTACCACGTTCAGATTTAACTTCTATCTTTTTGTTTTCTAACATGTCCCTGATTTTATCTTCTCGTATCTCTCCATACCTTAAGTCCAGGTCAAATTTCTTTTGGTCTTTCTTAGTGGGTTTCACTCCAGTTTCCTCCTACTTTATACTCAGCATCTAGAGGACACCTCATATCATAGTATTCAGCAGTTTCTCTTATTGCTCTTATTCCCATCTCTCCTACAAAGTCTGCTGTTTTCTCTGTAGTTTCTATCTGCCATTCATCGTGTACGTTGGCTACAATTTTATAATCTATTGTGTTTAGTTTTAATAAATCAACTAACTTTACTAAAGCTCTTTTCATTACTACTGCTCCACCACATTGTAGTAGTGTATTTAAAGCAGCATGTTTATGTCTAAGTCTTATCTTCCTACCGTCTAAACCTTTCAAGAATCCTTTTCTTGTTGCTGATTCAACTCTGTTCTTAAGATTGTTAAATGATGGGAGACTATTGAGAAAAGACTCTCGCATTCTCTTGCCTTCTTTTCTATTTCCTCCAATGATTTTGCCAATCTTTTCGTCTCCTGCTCCGTAAATGAGGGCATAGATGAAAGTTTTTGCCTGGTCTCTTGATTCAAGTCCTGCAAGGTTTTGGTTAGCTGTGTGAATGTCTCCATGTAATATTTCATTTATATACTCCGTGTCTGCCATATAGTGTGCTAATAATCTAAGCTCTAACTGACTCGCATCTATACCTACAAGCCTGTTGCCTTCTTCAACCGTCCAACATTGACGACACTCTTTGCCGTATACATTATGTATGCTAGGAACTTGAGCCATGTTGGGGTTGTTGTGTGTCATTCTACCTGTGATAGCACCATTACTTATTACAAAGCCATGCACCCTGCCGTCATCTTCAACAGCATCTATCCATGATTGTATTTGTGCTACCCTCTTTTGTAATAATAAAAACTCTGCAATTAAGTTGGCCTCATGTATGTGGTCAATCCTTTTTAGTGTACCTTCATCTACAATAGGTTGTCCAGTAGGTGTAAATCTTTCAGGCTTCCATCCAAAGTCAATTAAGTATTCTCCTATCTGCTTTCTACTACCTAAGTTAAACTCTACTAATTGTTTTCTAATAAACTTATAATCTTTTGGCATGGGTACATTTGAAAACTTTTCTAATAAACCATTGTACTCATGTTCACTAAGCCCTTGCTTTGATAACGTTCCGTCTTTCTTTAAACGTGGTTCAACTTCTTTTATATCAACCCATTTAGGTTTAAATGTTTCGTGGACTTCATCCTCAACCTCCTTACGTCTCTCAACTAATGTGCTTAGTAAAGCCATAGCCACATACATATCAAACTTGAAACCGTCTTTTCGTTGTTGGTTTATAATTTTAAAAACAGAATGCTCTAGGTTTACACACTCCTGGGAGAAACCTTTGACATGTTGTTGTAAGTGTTGATAAAGTTTCTTATTAAGTTCTACATCTAGAACACAATAGTCCAGCATTTCTTTACTGTAGATAGTGAAGTCTTCAGGGGGTGTTCCTTTGTTCTGTCCTAAAATAAACCCCCAGTTTTTTAAGCTGTGTCCTTTCTCTTTGTTGGGATTTATTAATCTAGATATAACAAGAGTATCGACAATATGTTTACTGTGAAGGTCAACACCGTATAGTTTTTTTATTACTGGAATATCAAAGCCTAATATGTTGTGGCCTATTAAGGTGTCAGCCTTTTGAAGATAGTCGATACCGTCTTGTATCTGCTCAGGGTCAAATGTCTTAACGTTGTTCTCTTCATCTATTGCTACAATACACCATATCTTATTTGCCTCAAGGCCATCAGTCTCAATATCAAAGACTAACTTCACAATAGCAATTCCTGGTCATCTGGTTCGAGGTCTGATAAATCCTGTTCGGATAGTCTACCTGTATCAACATCATAGATAAGATTTGTAGCTAGGCCTACGTCTCCTGTATATCTTGACTTAAGTATTCTTAGCTTAGTTGTCCTAGATACTAACTCGTCATCACTTTGTTGGTTTCTTTCTAAAGCAATAACACAATCAGATAGCTGTGCAATACTGTTAGAACCTCTCAAGTGTGATAGAGAAACTTCTATACCATTCTCATGTCCTTTGTTGCCGTCTACTCTTCTAAGGTGACTGACTAAAATAATACCAGCTCCTGTCTCTTCAACCATGCTTCTAAGCCTGGTCATAATATTATCAATAGCTCTCCTCTCATCCCCTTCTCCAATAGCTGATACCAGCATGTGAAGATGGTCTACTACAACCCACTTACAATCACATCCAATTATTAAGTATCTTAGTTTTGAAAAAATACTCTCAATATCATTAGTGCCAAAGTGAGCATGGACAAATACCCTATCTCCGTCAAAGGTTCTATCATACATATCCTCCAATGTTTTCCTGTCAAACTTATCTCTTTCCTGGTCTATGTATATCCTGGCATTTGCTTCTATGGATAACACACCGTCAACTGTTCTTCTCCAATCCTCTTCAAGAGCTATGATGCCTACGTTATCTGCTGTCTCATTGATAAGCCAATGCTCAAGTTCCCTAGTGACACTTGATTTACCTAGGCCTGTACCACCTGTAAGTGTTAGTAGCTCCCCTTGTCGCAAGCCATATAGTTTTTTGTTTAGTCCTTCCCATGGATAAGCAACACATTCTTTCTTTTCTCTTTGAAAGAACTGGTCTTTCTTTTCAGATACTCTGATAATACCAGAGGGTGTAAAGACTTGTGCATCCCACCATGCTCTAACAAAATGTTCAAACTTCTTCTGCTTGAGCATATCGTTAGCATCTTTAAAACCATTTGGTAAAGTCATTATCTTTGCCTTACCTGGCTTAAGTATAGATGCCACTTCTTTAGATGCTTTTATTCCTGGAGCATCACCATCAAAACAAATAACAATATGGTCAAAGCTTTCTACATATTCTAAGTTTTCTTTTATATCTTTGACTGCTGATGAAGCCCCTCTTTTAATTGATACTGAAGCCCACTTAGAACCCATGAGTTCAAAGGCCGACATAGCATCTACCTCACCTTCAGTAATGGTAAGGAACTTACCTCCTTCCTTAAATAAATGCTGTCCAAATAATCCTGTTCCTTGTATCTGTCCCTGGCATAAAAACTTTTTGTCCCTGGTATACCTTATCTTGTTAGCTGTAAGCTCATGTTTAATATAGTAAGGATATACATGCTGTGCTATATCTCCCTGGCTATCATAGACAACCTTAACACCATACTTCTTAGCTGTCTCAGAGCTTATGTTTCTATCTTTTAAGGATGCAAAAGAAGCCCCATGTACGTTTAACAAGGGAGCTGACTTAGGTTCTGGGGTATAGAATTCATCTTTATTCTCTTCAAACTTAGGGAAGAATTTGTCACAGCTAAAACACTTAGCTGAACCATCCTCGTTGACTGATACTGCATCTGAACTATTACATGCTGGACATGGTAGATGATACTTTTTAAATTTACTTTTTTGTTCGTTCATTGGTTCTCCTAATAGGTGTTGAAGCAAGAGATGGAGAACAAATATACACTACGATATAACTCACTCCAACACCATGCTACTTTTATGGAGTAGCCAACCATATTAATTTACTCGTCCTCGGATGAATCTTCCATCAAAGATTCAGGACATGCCTTGCAAATATCTTCAAGGTTTTTACGATGTACAACATTAGCTATCTGCAATGCTTCTCTTTGTATTTCAAGTGTAGATACTTTCCTTACTAAGACTTCTGCTTGTACTCTGCTATCTTTGTTCTTAATAGCATTTGTATCGTACTCAGATACACCGTCTGTGGTTTCTATTTTAACTATCATTAAAACTCCTCGCCACCTTCTACTGAACCAAGCTCGTCACCATCACCACTTCTATAAGATACCAGGTCAAGAACCTGCATGGCTTGTAAGTCTAGCCCTTTAAAGTCTCCGTACTTATTGGTGGTTTCCCACTCTGCATATTGTACTTTGACTTCACTTCCATTACCTACTACTTCATCCATAGGTACTTTATCTTTATCAAAAAGCTTTGGAGCTTGTCTAGTTCTACCGTCTGCTCCTTCTACCTTTCTCTTGATAGTTATTGCTTTGCCTACCTGCTCATCGTTGATACTAAGTTCTTTAACTTTGAATCCACGTGCCTGGAAGTCATCAGCCGTTTTGTCATCTATCACCAAGTCTACTGTATAGACTGGGTCATACGTTGTGTTAGGGCTTGTCACAGAAGCCCAATAAGCTTTACCACTTACTACTGCCATATTATATTCTCCTTTGAATACTGTAGTTAGATTTAAACATAACTATAAATTCAATGCAACTACTAAATCATTGAATTTATTTTCGTCTTCTTCAAAGACAGAAACTTTAAAAGTATTTCGATGTGCTTCATCATCCTGCACAAACTCAACCATATAACTACTAAGACCATGTTCTGTATTACAAAACTTTCTATACTGCTCGTAGCTCATCTCTTTTGTAATGAATGTGGCCTTGTCTTTACTCATGTTAACTTATGTAATAATTCTCTTATGGTTTTTAAATCATACCATCTACAATTAAACGTCATTGTTCCCATGTCACTATCAACTTGATAACAAGGCTCATCGTATGTGTTCTTAACTTTATAAACAATGAACTCACCAACGCTTGTAATAAATAATCTCATTAATATCCTTGTGTCATATGGACGTAGCAATTATCTTCTACGTCTTTGTAATAATCTTCACTTAGTTTACGGCCACATAAACATGTGTCGTCATCGTCAATAAAATTAGGGTTGGAGTCCAGGGCTTGTTCATTAGATGATGAACCTGCTAGTGTATAATTTAAATGACTTACACGTTTCTTTTTTGTCATCCCTGTTCTCCTAAAACTTATTCTACATTAATTCTGAAAGGTAGTCTACAGTTTCTACCTTCAGGGTCAACTACAATAGCACTAGCTAGTAAATACTTTTCTAGTGCTTCAAACAATCTATTACCAGCATTGCCGTCAATGTCAGTAAAGAATATATTAGTTATGTCACCGTCAATAACATCATAATTTAATACAACAGTTGTTGTCTTTGTGAACTCTATTCTTCGTATGTACCTGTTAAGGTCTACACTTTTGTCCCTTTCTGGACATGTGAAGATTAGGGCTGGTTCTATAGGGGTTAAGATTTCCAGCCCCTCTACTTCTTCCTCTGCAAGTGTGCCTTGCTCTTCCTCTTCTACAAACGGCTCGTCCATTGGCTCATCAATATTAGCTGGCATGGGTAAGACCTCATGTCCTGTTAGTACACCGTAGCCACCAGTAGCTGATGACATCTCTTCTATATCCTCAGCCATTGTCTCCTGGTTTCCTGCTACCTCATTAATACTTGCAACCAGCTCTGTAGTATTACTATCCATTTGTGACTTCAAAGTATTTATACCGTCACGGTAAACAGCCATTAGCATTAAAAGTTTCTGTTGTTTATTGGTGGCCTCCGTTAATTGTTTTTGTACAGTATCATACTTTGCATTTAATTCATTTACTCTTTCGTCAAGCATCTTTCTATCTTGCTCTACAAGATTAAAAGATACTGTCAATCCAAAAGACAATCCAACTAATAGCAGTACCGCTATCATTGACATCACATATTGTTTAGCTATGCTCATTTCTTTCTCCTTTTACGTTTCATTTCGTCTACTATCATGGTGCTTTCCCAGGCAAACCAGCCTGCACCTATCAAAAATAATATTCCAAATATGTTATTTATTATCTCTTCCATGTTCCACTTTTGTTATTTGAAAACCCCAACACCAATGCTTGTTGTCTAGTCCTAAAATACATTCTCTATTTCTTACAAAGTTCCAATGTAGACTACCCACATCATCTCCGTACTTTGTGCCTGGTTCAACTACGGTAATAGTCTCCACCTTTGCTTTCTTTGGTGGCTCATGTCCCCACCCCCCAGACCATAACACTATGTCCCCTGGGTATAAAAAATTCTTATCGTTAATAATCATACGTTCTGCTCCTTCTCACATTGTGTTAGCCAGTCGTCAAAGTCGTTAGCTAATTCATTAGGCATATCGTTATTTAAAACAACTGGTTTAGGGTCATCACTCCATTCAACTAAAATAGTAGTTGATACTATTCTTCTTGTATTACTCATCGTCTTGCTCCTCATCTGAGCTATAAACAGATAACTGTTCTACATAGCCACTATTTCTATATAACTGCTCCTCTATATAATCGTTAGCTTGTTCTTGTGATTCAGCAAATACATGAAAAGTTCCACTTACTTCAACTGTATATTCTTGTTCTTCAAACATTAGCTTTGCTCCTCTACTAAGTATCTAAAATGTGCTGGCATCTTTTCTTTTTGATAGTCCTTAGCCATTCTATCTAAGTCTTTAGAGGACATAGTATCTGCTGTTTTTTGTACAAGCCATTCAACTACTAGCTGTAGTATTGGAAACTCTCCTTCATAATCCTCAACGTAGGACATGACATGCTCAATCAAATCATCTCTTAAGTCGTCTCGCATACCGTCTAGGCCAGGTATGTTTTGTAGGCTAAGTTGCACTAGGCCTAGTCTTTCTTCTAAAAATTGTGTGTGTCCTTCGTGGCTCATCCGTTGCCGTCCTGGTCTTCTGTCACATTGTTATAGTTCATATCATAGAATTTTAATTCAATCGGCCACTTATAATCAGCATCAAGATGCTCTCCATCAACCTCATGTGTCGTGCCGTCTTTCATTTCTATGTATAACGTTCCGTATTTACACCAATGATGCTCAATGTCATCGTAATTTATTTTAAGGTGGCTGATATCAATGTGATACGGTTGCATATACTCAGCTTCTGCGTACATTAATTTACTCATTTGCCACCAGCCTTTCTTAAGACTTCATAGTCTTTTTGGCTGGCCTTACCGTCCAACATCTTGTCTAGTGCTTTGAGTTCTCTGAGTGAAAATGATTTAAGTCTATCTACGTTGACTGTCTGATGAAAGTCTGGAAGCGTAATTTCTTTTTTAAATTTATAGTCCATATTTTGTTTCTCCTATATAGTCTTAATAGAATATAGAACATATAACTTTATATTGTCAAGTAGTTTTTATAAAATAATTATAAAGAAATATAAAGATATATATTTATTCTATTAAGAATCTATGATACTATCTAGTCTATAAAGATTATATAGAGGCACATAGACTGATTCTGGGCAGTATTTAACTATTTCACATTGATATTCCAGACACAAAAAAGCCCCAGTTAAGGGGCTTCTAGTGATAGTGTTTACTTACTAACCGTAGTATTCTTCTATCTCTTCTTCAGTAGCCTCACGTTCCCAGGCATACTCACCTATCTTAAAAAGCTTTGATACCTTTTCGATATCTAACCCATGGTCAACACTTCTTTCCAGGTAATATATTAAGCCATCTGGGTCAAGATATTGCCCTTCACCCCAACTCATACCCCAGGTACTATATTCTGGTTCACTCACGGCCTTAAAGGGGTCATCCATGAAATGCTTTTTAGATTCATAAGGACATATACTGCTCGCAACAATATCGTCCATGTTGCCAGTATATTTATCATAGCTATGAGAAAATGAGAACATCTCCTCAATCAAATCAGCTACGTATTCTGTGATTGTATAATTGGTCATGTTAAAGGTTGCAACATTTCCCTCGCTTATACTATGCTTAGTAAGATAATTATTATCTTCCTCACATTCAATCCAATACCTACATTCCATTAGTCCTAAAGAAATAGCCCATACTTTAAGGATAATATTTCTTTCATCTACTGGGCGGTCACTCCAGATTTCGTTATTAGTTTTCTTTGTTGTCATATATTTATTCTCCAATAGTTATATATACTTTTAGTTTAATATGAAAGTAAAAGAAAAGTCAAGCAAAAAAAACCCCTCACTAAGAGGGGCTATTGATAAGGATTATATCTAGTCTGGGAACTTCTGATTTAGTTGCCAAAGATTCATTACCTTTGCCACGTCATCGTGATTCAGTCCTAGGCTACGTCTCATAAATGTAAACGTTCTAGGGTCATCCTCTGGGACATCCTCTAAATAGTCATAGCATGTACCACCGTTGCTAAGCTCTTCCGTCTCTAAATTATTCCAGTTTATCTGCCTGGAACTTGTGATATTTTCATCATCTAAGTATTCTTTTGCTGTTCTCATTATTTACTCTCCTTGCTGGGTTTTAGCTCGTTCTTGTGAAATCATAAGATTATATAAAGACGTTTGCTCATCTCTTTTTTTTATTATTCTTTCTATCTGTCGCTCATACTTATCATTGATGCAATCAATAGCATCTAAATATTTTTGCACTCTTTTTGGATTATATGTCTCATTAGGATATGTATCATTAGGCTTGTGATGACCATGCTCATCCATTTTTGAGTCTAGTGTTGTTGTTGTTATCATATATTGGTTCTCCTTTTAGTTAATATGAAACTATAAAATAACAGACCGTCAAACAATTAGTCAAGGCATCTATAAAAAATATATACTTTTTTTCATTTAGGGGTTGACTTTCACAGAATCCATTCTTTTATGTGGTGGTATACCGTAGCTTTACTTCAAGTAAAAATTCAATAAGCGAGCTTAGAGAGAGTCCGATAAATTCTAGTTATGTTATATTATAAGTCGTCTTTATATTATAAAAAGTAAGTGCTTACTAACTTATTACAGACAAAAAAATCCCCAGCATTTGCCAGGGTCTTTTTAGGGGGTCAGTCTTTATTTAATAGCCATATCCAGCGTAGTGATTATCTGGATTAAGCTGTTGAAATTTTATCTGGCCTTCTTTGATTCTCTTTTTAGTCTCTTGAGTATCTAAGCCAGTAAAATTATTTCTATGTCTGCTGGTTGTCCTGGAGTAGTTCCAGTAGTCAGCATCAAAGACCAGCCCCCCTTCTGTATAACCAGCAACTATTGTGCCGTAGCTCTGGAAAAAAGTCCCCTCAGCCGTAGTTATAACGAACTGATTTGCTACCTTGTTGCCGTTGCTATTGGTCAAGCTTTTAACCTTTAAACCTTCGGCACTTACTGGGTTTTTACTTTCATTCTTCATATATTGATTCTCCTTTTAGTTAATATATAAGTAAAGTATAACATTGGTTTTATTTCAGTTGCAAGTAAAAAAATAAATTCGCTACTTAACACCGCCCCAGGCTTATTAATATTTATATGCTGTAAAGCTTGCCAGGTTGCTAGGGAATAACTAACTAAGCCTATAAGAACTGGGGAGTTTTTGAAGTTCTTCTGGGGCTTCTCTGGTTCACGTCTCGGGTCTTTATAAGTTGTTATAGGTTGTTAACTTGTCAGAGCTTGCCAGGTTCTTTTGGTTTCTCTTGCTAGTCTTGAAAGTCTGTAAAGTCTTCAGAGTCTAAAGGGGGAGGGCAGGCTACCACCCCACCCTACCATGTATATATGCTAGTGGTCGAATATTTTTAGAAACTTCTCGGTGTTAAGTAGGGCTAGAAATTCGCCCCTCCAACAGAGCATGAGGTGCTGTTGGTCGAGGGAGGCTGTATAGACTATATAGACCCCCCACGGACACATCCTCATTATACAGTTGAGATAGTGGTTTGTCAATAGATTTTTGATAAAAACTTGACAAGCTTGATAGTAGCCTTATAATAATAGACATGAGTGCTTTAACAACCAGAAAGCTTACAGAAAAGCAAGAAAGTTTCTTGCAACATTTAGTAGATACCAAGGGTAACTTAAAGCTCTCAGCCGAACTCGCAGGTTACTCAGGCAATCATTATCAAGTAATTAATAGTCTTAAAGAGGAAATAATTGATTTGGCCTCGAATGTACTTGCAAGGGAAGCACCTTCAGCAGCTTTCAAGCTTGTAGAGATTATGCATAGTGACGAGGCCGTTCCTCAAGCTAATGTAAAACTACAGGCAGCACAGACTTTGTTGGATAGAGTAGGTGTTATAAAGAAAGAGAAGCTTGACATTAATCACAATGTCACAGGGGGAATTTTTATTCTTCCACAAAAAGAAACCATAGACTTATCAGCAGATGATGGCGAATATACAGAAGTCGATGGATGAAAGAGTTTATGCAACTGAGTTCTTAGATGATGACTCTAGAATTGTTCTAGGCCCATTTATAAAAACCAGTTCATATAAAGAAGCACAGAGCTTAGCAGAATACTACGGTCTTATTATCGTAGGAGAAGTATCAGACTTTGTGCCTAAGAAAGAGGTAACATTACACTAATGCCAGCAAAGAAAAAAGCTAAATCAAAAGTAAACGCAGCAGGAAACTACACTAAACCAACTCTAAGAAAACGGATTTTCAACCGTATTAAAGCTGGTGGTAAGGGTGGTAATCCAGGACAATGGTCAGCTCGTAAAGCTCAGATGCTAGCCAAAGCCTACAAGAAAGCAGGTGGAGGTTATAAGTAATGAAGAAGTCTCAACTATCTTTAAAGAAGTGGGGGCAACAGAAGTGGAGAACTTCAGATGGCAGTCCAAGTAAAGGTAAGAAAAGATATTTACCTGATGCAGCTTGGAAGGCTTTAAGTGCTTCAGAAAAGAGAGCAACTAATAAAGCTAAAGCAGAAGGTAATAAAAAAGGTAAGCAATTTGTTAAACAACCTAAAAAGATTGCTAAGAAAACTAGAGCATACAGGAAATAATGGCTAAGAAAAAAGACCCTAGGCTAGCAAGAGCAGGTGTATCAGGTTATAATAAACCTAAAAGGACACCTGGTCATAGAACAAAGTCACATGTAGTTGTTGCAAAGCAAGGTGAACAAGTAAAGACTATTCGTTTTGGACAGCAAGGTAAAACTGGTGATAGAACTATGACAAAAAGAGCTAAGTCATTCAAGGCTAGACATGCTAAAAACATTAAGAAAGGAAAAATGTCAGCAGCATATTGGGCTAATAAGGTGAAATGGTAAGATGCCACAGATTGGTAGCGATGATAGTAAAAACTCCGTCCCTTTAAGACGTAGTATGTATAGAAATCCAGCAGGTAAAGGTGCAAAACCTAGGCCTAGAGAAATTTCTAAAGAACAATACGAAGAAAATTGGGACAGAATATTTAAAAAAACTAAGAATCAAACCAAGGAGCAGTCCTGAGTTATGCCTAAGACCTTTTTAGAATATAAAAATCATTATTTCATCTAGGTAATGTCTTCTAAAAGGGCAGCTTTTAATTATGTCTAGTATTCCTACTAACTACATTAAGAAAAAATCAGCAACCATTCCGTTTGGTTACGAAGTTAGTGAAGTCAAGGGCTATCTAAAGCCTATTCCAGAGCAACTGAAGGCTCTCAACAAATATCTCAAAAGTATTTACAACAAAGCCTACTCATTACGTGAGGCAGCTACGCTATTGTCCGAAGAAACTGGTAGGAAGATTAGCCATGTAGCATTAAAGAAAAATTTAGAAAAAGATTTATGGGAAATCTTCCCAGAAGACTACGAAACTAACAAAGATGGCTCGTTTGTTTTGACTGAAGCAGGTAATCCTAAGAAAAAAACAGGAAGACCTAAAGGAGTTACCTCTCAATACAACTATTCAGCAGAAGAAAAGAGAAAAATAAAAATAAGGCAACAGAAAGTTAAGCTACAAAAGGAGAAAAAGAAACTTGCCAAACAGGAGAAGAGACTTAAAACGGAAGAAGAAGTTATTGCAAAGGTTACGGAGAACACGGACTCTAAACTGGTCACAGAAGATGAACTTTCAGAAACAACAGACAGACTTAGAGAAACAATAAAAGATAGTAAGGTTATATTCCATGCTAATGATGGGCCTCAAACAGATTTCTTAGCAGCAGGTGAAAAAGATGTGCTATATGGAGGAGCTGCTGGAGGTGGTAAGTCTTATGCTATGCTTGTTGACCCATTACGCTATGCACATAAGAAAGACCATAGAGCTTTAATACTTAGAAGGTCTATGCCAGAGCTAAGAGAACTAATAGATAAGTCCAGGGAACTATATCCACAAGCTTTTCCTGGTGCAAAGTTTAGAGAAGTAGAGAAGTTGTGGAATTTTCCTAGCGGTGCTAAGATAGAATTTGGTTTCCTTGAGCGAGATGCTGATGTTTACCGATATCAAGGTCAAGCTTATTCTTGGATTGGCTTTGATGAAATCACACATCTACCAACAGAGTTTAGTTGGAACTACCTTGCATCTCGTTTAAGAACCACAGACCCTACTATACAAACATATTTAAGATGTACTGCTAACCCTGGTGGTGTTGGCTCACAATGGGTAAAGAAAAGATATATAGAACCTTACGAGCCTAATAAAAGTTTTGAAGGTAAAGACGGACTAACAAGAAAGTTTATTCCTGCTAAGTTAGCTGATAACCCTTACTTAGCTAAAGATGGTGTTTATGAAAAGATGTTAGAATCTTTACCGCCTATACAAAGGAGACAGCTACTAGAAGGAAACTGGGATGTAGCAGAAGGTGCAGCCTTTGTTGAGTTCGCACCTGAAGTACATATAGTAACTCCATTTGAGATACCATTACCCTGGGAAAGACTAAAAGGAATTGACTATGGTTATGCATCTGAGTCTTGTTGTTTGTGGGGGACTGTAGACATAAATGACGGAACTCTTATAATATACCGTGAATTATACAGAAAAGGCTTGACAGGAGTCGATTTGGCATCTATAATAACAGATATGGAAATGGAAGACCCATTTTCTGTATCAGGTGTATTAGATACTGCTGCATGGGCGAAGACTGGTACAACAGGCCCTACTGTAGGTGAATCTCTAGTTCGAGCTGGTCATAAGCTTAGACGAGCAGATAAGAACAGAGTACAGGGGAAAATACAAATACACGAATATCTCAAGGTTAGAGAAAGTGGAAGACCTAAGTTACAGATATTTAATACATGTCCTAACTTAATAAGAGAATTACAGTCTATACCTCTATCTAAAACAAATCCAGAAGATGTTGATACACATGCATCAGACCATGCATACGATGCGTTAAGGTATATGATAATGAGTCGACCAAGGATGGAAAGCTCATGGGACAGAATAAAAGGGATTAAAAGGGACTTATACCAACCTTTTGACTCTACTTTTGGTTATTAAATGGCAGACACAGACAACACAATTCTTAGTGCAGATAACATCTACATGGAAGTAGAAGGTGAGTCTGGTCAGCAATTAGAATTAGAAGATGACCAAAAATTAAATCTCGTAGGTATAATCAATTCTAGATTTGACTCTGCTGAAGATGCTAGAACATCTGACGAAACACGTTGGATTACAGCATTTGAAAATTACAGAGGTCTATACAAAAAGAACAAACGATTTAGAGAATCTGAAAAATCACGTGTCTTTGTTAAAATTACAAAAACTAAAGTCCTTGCTGCCTTTGGACAGTTAGTTGATGTTATTTTTGGGACAGGTAAGTTTCCTATTGGTATTAGTGAAACAAAGATTCCAGAAGGAGAGTTAGGTCAATCTCATCTTGATATTAACAATCCTCAACCTGGTATAGAAACCAGCGAACCTGAAATACCTGATGATATAGGAAATCTTAAAGATAATCCTTATGACGTAGGTTATGAAGGTGATGGTAGAACATTAGGCCCAGGCTCTACCTTTATGAAAGGTGAAGTATCTAAGCCTATAGAAAACCAAGTTCCTTTAAAAGAAGGAGCTATACCTATACCTAATATACCAGAGGTTAATCCAGCACAAGAATCTGCTAGGAGAATGGAACGTTTAGTCCATGACCAAATAGAAGAATCTAATGGTTCTTCAGAGATTAGAAATGCTTTACTAGAATCAGCATTGCTAGGTACAGGTATAGTCAAAGGCCCATTTAATTTTAATAAAAGATTAAACAAATGGACTAATACTCCTCAAGGAAGAGAATATAGTCCAATAGATGTGAGAGTACCTCGCATAGAGTTTGTAAGTTGTTGGGACTTTTATCCTGACCCTTCAGCTACAGACATGGATGAATGTGAATACATCATTCATAGACACAGAATGAATCGTAGTCAACTAAGAGCATTACGAAACATGCCTTACTTTGATGAAGATGCTATAAGAGATTGTCTAAGAATGGGGCCAAATTATGTAGATAGGGGATATGAAGCTCATTTAAGAGATGAGAACAATGCTTATGACTCTCAAACTACATTTGAAGTATTAGAGTATTGGGGTATTATGGATGCTGAGTACGCTAAAGAAGCAGGCATTGATTTACCAGAAGACATAGACGAACTAGATGAAGTTCAAATAAACGCATGGGTATGTGGCAATAAACTACTAAGAGCAGTAGTAAATCCATTTACACCATTTAGATTACCATACAATGCATTTCCGTATGAACGTAACCCTTATAACTTTTTTGGTATAGGTGTTGCAGAAAATATGGATGACTCACAGCAGATTATGAACGGCCATGCAAGAATGGCTATTGATAATTTAGCTTTAGCAGGTTCATTAGTTTTTGATGTTGATGAGTCTGCTCTTGTTGGAGGGCAAAGCATGGAAGTATATCCAGGTAAAGTATTCAGAAGACAAGCTGGAATGCCTGGACAATCAATATACGGATTAAAGTTTCCGAATACTGCACCTGAAAACATGATGATGTTTGATAGGTTTAGACAGTTAGCTGACGAACAAACAGGAATACCTAGTTATTCACACGGTCAAACAGGTGTTCAGAGTATGACAAGGACTGCTTCTGGTATGTCCATGTTGCTAGGAGCATCAAGTTTAAATATTAAAACTGTTATCAAGAACCTTGATGACTTTTTATTGAAACCTTTAGGAGAAGCTTACTATCAATGGAATATGCAATTCCATGAAGGTGACTTGGATATAGAGGGAGATTTAGAAGTTAAGGCAACTGGTACTAATAGTTTAATGCAGAAAGAAGTTAGAAGTCAAAGACTTACTATGTTCTTACAAACTGCTCAGAATCCAACTATTGCACCGTTTGTTAAAGTTTCTAAATTGGTTAGTGAACTTGCCTACAGCTTAGATTTAGACCCAGATGAAATTCTGAACGACCCTGAAGAAGCTGCAATCATGGCACAAATAATAGGAATGCAAAATGCTGGACAAAACGTTAGCGAAGAAACTGAATCCCCTGGTCAACCATCCCCAATGGGAGGGGTTCAGGGAGTACCTGGAACACCAGCAGGCCTTGATAGTCAAGGAACTGGTGGCGGCACAATCGGAACAGGTAATGTACCGACTCCAGGGGAAGATGAATTTGCTGGATAACTTAGAAAAGTTACCAGAGAAAATTAAAGAAGCATTAACTAGAGGAGAACAATAATGTTAGATTTATTAGATACAATTTTAAAAATAGTAGGCGTAGTACCTTGGATAGTTTCAGTCTGTTCAATGATTGCTGCTTTAACACCTACACCACACGATGACAATTTAGTAAGCAAAGCTTACAAAGTTATTGATTGGTTTGCCCTTAATATAGGAAAAGCCAAGGAGAAATAAGATGGCAAGTATTTTATCACCAGACGACATACAAGGTTTACCTAACGAAGGACTACAGAAGCTTGCTAAAGAAGCACCTGAAGTAGTTAAAAGAATGGGTTATGAAGAAGGTGGTGTAGCTATTATGATTGCACCAAAAGGAAAAGAAATGGATGAAGAGATGCCTGAAGCAAAACCTTTATCATCTGATGAAGAGATGGAGAACAACTATTTAGATTTTGTTGTAGAAGAATCTCTTTCCGAAGGTGAAGAAAAATACTTACTAGAAAAATTAGAACAAGATGACAGACTAAGCATGATTTTTGATAAAGTCATGGAAGTCGCAACAGAATTCGCTGGGTCTGGTGCTGTAGAAGGCCCTGGCTCAGGAGTCTCTGATTCGATACCTGCAAGGTTATCGGATGGAGAATTTGTCTTTACTGCGAAAGCTGTGCAAGAAATCGGAAGTGACAACCTTCAGAGAATGATGGAAGAAGCTGAGATGAATGCAGATGCTCCAATGGAAAGACAAGCCAGACGTACTGGTGGGAAAATAGGGTATATGATGGACGATGTTCGTAGGGACACTTTTGGTTCAACTGACCCTGAAAATATTTACGACCTCAACAGAGCAGAAGTTGAAGATACTGAAAAGAGAATCGCTGATGAGATGATTGCAGGTGGTATACCTATCAGATAAATTAACCGTAAAGCTACCTACATTACGTCTGTAGCCCTTTACATAAATCACCAGAAAGGCTACCTTTACAACAAGCCCTCTAGTCGACATAGAGCTACCTTGTAAACAAGCCCTGAGTAAGGAGAGAAAAATGGCAACTAAACAAGTCGCACAAAAAGAGGAACAAGCCAATCCTTATAACCAAAAAAAATCTTGGCATAAACCTGATACAACTAAGTTTGTTTCAGCACATGATAGTTTATTCTTTGAAGAACCTCAGAATAAATTATTTGACAGTAACGACATAACTCAAGCTGAGAATGTTAATACTGAGGAGTTAGAATCTAAAAAACAGGAGATATCAACAGATACTCCTTATCAGAAGGCTGACTGGAAAAAACGTTATGATGACATGAAACGTCATTATGACAGTAAACTAGAAGAGTGGAAAACTAAAGAACAAGAGTTGTCACAAGCAGCGAAAGCTCAGTATCAACCTCCAAAGTCTTTAGAAGAACTTGAACAGTTTAAACAGGAACATCCTGACTTTTATGCAGTTGCAGAAACTGTAGCTCATCTACAAAGCAATGATAGAGTTCAAGATTTAGAACAAACTATTGCAGACATGAAGGGTAATGAAGTTAAGATGAAGAAAGGTCAAGCTGAAGTTAGATTGAGAGAAAGACATCCTGATTTTGATGATATCAGAAATAGTGATGACTTTCATGGTTGGGCTAAGACACAACCTCAATCTATTCAAGATTGGATTTATAGCAATGCTGAAGATGCTGACTTAGCATCAAGGGCTTTAGATTTATTTAAAAAGGATTTAGGCATAGAACTTCCGAGTGTGAAGCCTATTTCTCAAAAGCCTGTTCAATCTGCTGCTGATATGGTGTCAACTAAAACAACAACTGTTGACCCTAAGCAAGAGAGAGTATGGACAGAAAAGGAGATAAATGCTTTGAGCATGGATGAGTTTGATAAATACGAAAGTGAAATATCAGAAGCTATGCAACAAGGTAGAATTATCAAAAATTAACAATTATTTTAACTTAAAGGAGAAAGTATCATGGCTCAATATTTTGAACCCTCAACAGATACCGATGCTAACTTTGCGAACTCCGTAGCAGGACAAAATAATAGTTTCTTTTTACCTTCCGTTTACTCTAGAAAGGTTTTAAACTTTTTCAGAAAAGCGAGTGTAATTGAAGCTATAACAAACACCGACTATGCTGGTGAAATTTCTGCTTTCGGAGACTCAGTAAAGATTATCAAAGAACCTGTAATCTCAGTATCAGACTATACTAGAGGTTCAGACACAACTGCTACTAAGTTGACAGACCAAGAACTAAACCTAGTTGTTGATAGTGCTAAAGCTTTCAAATTCATCGTAGATGATATTGAAACTAACATGTCACATGTAAACTTCAAGGAAATTGCATCTTCAAGTGCAGCTTATGCTCTTAAAGATTCATACGATGCTGCTGTGTTAGCATCTATGTTCGCAGGTATTTCAGCTTCAAGCCCAGACCATATTATTGGTTCTGATAGTGCTACAGCAGATGCAACATTGTCACATGCAACCAATTCAGTCGACCTATTAGGTTCTGACGGAACTGGTGTTGATGCATTAGACTTAATGGCTAGAATGGCTAGAAAATTAGACGACCAAAATGTACCTGAAGAAGGTAGATGGTTTGTCGCAAGCCCAGACTTCTATGAAGAGCTAGGCAAATCTGGTTCTAAGCTATTGTCAGTTGACTTTAACGCAGGTCAAGGTTCTATTAGAAACGGTTTAGTTTCAAGTGGAAAACTTAGAGGATTTGATATGTACAAATCTAACAATATCGCTGCTACATCAAATGCAAGTGGTAAAGTTATGGCTGGACATATGTCATCCACAGCTACTGCTAATACAATCCTTTCAACAGAAGTTATCAGAGACCCTAGTTCTTTTGGTGACATCGTGAGAGGCCTTCATGTTTACGGAGCGAAAGTTCTTAGACCTGAAGCATTAGTAAGTGCGTTCTACGTTATTGACTAATAACTATTCGGAGGGGTCTTAATTGACTCCTCCACTTTTAAGTAGGAAAAATTATGTACGGTAAAGATAAGAAAAAGAAAATGATGAAAGGCGGAATGGCTAAGAAGAAGTCTATGTATAAAGACGGTGGAATGGCTAAGAAAAGAATTATGTATAAAGATGGTGGGATGGCTAAAGCCAAACCTTGCTAAAATGAAAGGTGTAAAACACTACAAACGAGACGGTACTGAACATAAAGGCGGTACACATAAAATGCCTAATGGACATTTACATTCTAACAAGTCTCACACCAAAACAAGTGTAAGACTTTTTCACTTTAAAGATTTAAGTAAGAAAGCAAAACTAAAAGCTAGAGGCAAGAAGTAATGGCAACAACCTATTTAGAATTAACAAACCAAGCTTTAAGAGAACTTAATGAAATACCATTAACACCTGTTAATTTTGCAGATGCTGTGGGTTTACAACAGTTTGTTAAAGATTCTATTAATAGGTCAATTTTTGATATTGCCAATGCAGAACCTCAGTTACCTTTTTTTAGTGCTGGAGTAAGTGGAAGTACAGACCCTTTTTATGGAAATGTAACTGTGGCTACTGTAGCAGGACAAAGATGGTACAAATTAAAAGCTAACAGTACAGATATAACAACAGATTTTGCTTCAATAGATTGGGAAGATTTTTTTATTACGACAGTAGGTGTATCTGGAGAGTCTTCTCCATTTGTGTCTAAAGGATTAAATTTTATTACTTTAGATGAATGGACTAGATATTATAGAGACCAAGAAAATTTAGATGATGCTGACAGTCAAAAGCATGGTGAACCAAGTAGAGTGTATAGAAGTCCAGATAATAGAAAGTTTGGATTAAGTCCTATACCTGATAAAGCTTATAACATTCACTTTTATGCTTTTGAAAAACCAGTAGCTTTATCAGCTCACGGAGATACAATAGCTTTTCCAGACCAGTATTCAACTGTTATTACTGCTAGAACTAGATATTATGTTTGGCAGTTTAAAGATAGTCCTCAACAAGCAGCTTTTGCTTTGGAAGATTATAAGAAAGGTTTAAAACAAATGAAATCAAATCTTATGAATCCTCAACCTAAATCTATTACTGATGATAGGACTTACTTTTAATGGCAAACTCACAACCATTTACAGTAGCTTGCGAAGGTGGATTAATAAAATCTACAAACTCATTAGCTTTATTAAGAACTCCAGGATTTGCTACAAAGCTTAGAAACTTTGAAGTAGGTACAGAAGGGGGTTATAGACGTGTTAGTGGCTTTACTAGATTTGGTGAAGACAACGCTGTAAATCCTAGCGGCACAGATAAAGTATTAGGATTACAAGTTTATGCAGACGGAGTCATAGCTTGTGCAGGAGATGGAATATTTTTTAGTCAGGATGGAACTAGCTGGCTACAAATAAATAGAACAGGAGTTTCTGCTAGTGGAGATAATTACTCTACATTTACAGGTAGAAGCGTATCAGCTAGAACTAATCAAGGACAATGTACATTTGATATCTTTGAAGGTGCTAGTGATTTTGGTGATGTCTTAATAGTAGACGGAGCTAATAAACCATTCAGATTTAGAATGGAAGGAACAGGAGTTCTAACAAGTAGAACTTTTATAACAGAAGAGATTACAGTAAGTGGAACTGTAGCTCCAAAAGTAGGAACAATACACGACAAACACTTTGTTGTTGCTGGTGATTCTTCTCAAAAGAACGTTATATTCTTTAGTGGAGTCAACGAGATAAACAACTTTAGTGCAGCTACGGCAGGTAATATATCTTTAGAAGATGCTGTAGTTGGAATTAAAAGTTTCCGTAATGAATTATTTATATTTTGTAGAGAAAGTATTCATAAGTTAGTAAATATAAATGATTTAAATACAATAGCTATAGTACCTGTTACAGACAACGTTGGTTGTTTAGATGGACAAAGCATAAAAGAGATTGCTGGTGACTTAATATTTTTAGCACCAGATGGTTTCAGAACAGTTGCTGGTACATCAAGAATTGGTGATATTGAGTTAAGTAGTATTAGTAAACAAATACAGCCTTTAGTTCAAAAGATAGCAAAAGGAATAAATAACTTTACTATTAGTAGTGTAGTTATAGGAGACAGGTCACAATATAGATTATTTTACGTAGATGCAAGTGCAGACACTACATCTAGTTCTAAAGGAATTATAGGAACACTAAGACCAGGTTCTACTTCTAATCCACAAGCAGGATTTCAATGGTCAGAAACATTAGGCATTCAATGTCCAGCTATAACAGCAGGGTTTGATAGCCTAGGACGAGAAAAATATTTTCATGGAGATTTACAAGGTAAAGTTTATCTACATGATGAAGGTAATAGTTTTGATGGCTCAAATGTAATTGCTGAGTACGAAACTCCAAATATTGATTATGGAGACTTAGGAACATTAAAGACTTTACATTTTATAAAAATATCTTTTGGGCCAGAGGGTGAAGTAACTCCAGTATTGAGAGTTAGATATAATTATGATGACCCTAATCATCCTCAACCAGCAGATTTTATATTAGATAGAATACCTCCCCCATCACTATTTGGGGATGCTAAGTTTGGCATTGGAGCAGTTTTTGGTGCTTCAGAAAAACCGTTAGTAAGACAACAACTACAAGGGAGTGGACATAGTAACATGTTCAGAATCAGAAGTGACGATACAAAGTCTCCATATACAGTAAATGGTTTCTTTGTAGATTACGTACCTTCAGGCAGGAGATAAAAAATGGCAGGATATATACGACAAAGCACGTTTTCAGATGGCGATACCATCACAGCAGCAATATTTAATAATGAATATAATGGCTTAGCAAATGCTTTTAGCAATCAAACAGGACATAAGCATGACGGCTCAGCAGCCGAAGGCCCAGTTATAGGCGTTATTGGAGATGCAGGAGTAGTTGCTCCTCTTAATAAAGTATTAATAGATACTACAAATGACCACATTGAGTTTTACATAGATGATTCAAGTAGTTCAGTACAGCAAGCTTATATAGGTAATGGAGTTATCGCACCTGTCACAGATAGCGACATTGACTTAGGTACTAATGCTTTACGTTTTAAAGATGCTTACATAGATACAATAACTACAACAAGTAATGTTTCTGTAGGTGGAAACCTAACTGTTACAGGTACTACTACATTTAATGGAGGAACATTAACATTAGGAGATGCATCATCAGACAATGTTGTTTTTGGTGCAGATGTAGACTCTAGTATTATTCCAGATGATGATGATACATATGATTTAGGTTCAGCCACCCAGGAGTGGAGAAATTTATTTATTGACGGTACTGCTAATATTGATAGTTTAGTATTAGGTAGCGGTGAAACTGTCACAAGTATTCTTGATGAAGACGGATTAACTTCTAATAGTGCTAGTGCTTTAGCGACTCAACAATCTATCAAAGCTTATGTTGATGCTCAAGTAACAGCTCAAGACTTAGACTTTCAAGGTGACTCAGGTGGAGCATTATCTATTGATTTAGATAGTGAAACTCTTGACATAGCTGGTGGTACAGGTATTGACACAACAGGCTCTGGTAATACACTAACAGTTGCTATTGATTCTACTGTAGCCACTTTAACAGGCTCACAAACTTTAACAAACAAAACAATAGATGTAGATAACAATACGTTATCTAATATAGAAGTAGATAATCTTAAGTCTGGAGTTTTAGATACAGACATATCTTCAGTAGCAGGAACAGATACAACACTTGCTTCAGCTAAAGCTATTAAGACTTATGTTGATGCTCAAGTAACAGCTCAAGACTTAGATGCTACTACTGATAGTGGTACAGTTGCAATAGACCTGGATAGTGAAACATTAACTATTGCAGGTGGAGAAGGTATAGATACTTCAGGTTCTGGCAATACAATTACAATCACAGGTGAACTAGCTACAGAAACAAATGCTGGTGTTGCTACTTTTGATGGTACTGACTTTACAGTATCTTCAGGAGATGTAACTTTAAATGCAGAAAGAATACAAGATATTACTGGTGCAATGTTCTCAGGAAATACTGAGACAGGTATTGGAATTACTTATGATGATAGTGATGGAACAATAGATGCAGTAGTTACTTTATCTCCTTTTGATACAGACAATTTATCAGAAGGCTCAAGTAATTTATATTATACAGATGCTAGAGTAAGAAGTCATATCACAGGTTCGGAATTAGATATGGGCGGTAATAAAGTATTATTTGCTAATGTTTATTCTAATGAAGCTGATTTACCAAGTGCATCAACATATCACGGTATGTTTGCACATGTCCATGCAACAGGTAAAGGTTACTTTGCACATGGAGGTGCATGGCATAAATTATTAGATGAAACATCTTCTGATACTGGCGATTTATCAGAAGGTAGTAATTTATATTATACAAATGCAAGAGCAGATGCAAGGATAGCAGCAGCTACAACAGATGACCTTTCAGAAGGTTCAAGTAATTTATACCATACAACAGAAAGAGTACAAGACATAGTAGGTGCTATGGTTGCTTCTAATACTGAAAGTGGTATGAGTGTAACTTATGATGATAGTGATGGTACTCTAGATTTCAATGCAGATGATTTTACAATTACATTAGGTGGAGATTTATCTGGTAATGTAACTATTACAGATTTAGCAAATGGAACATTAGATGCAACTATAGTAGCTAATTCAGTTGCTCTTGGAACAGATACAACAGGAAATTATGTTGATAGTTTAGTTGCAGGGACTGGTGTTACTCTAAGTAATAATTCAGGCGAAGGTGCTACACCTACAGTAGCTATTGGACAAGCAGTAGCAACAAATTCAAATGTAAACTTTGGTTCGGTTACAACTACAGGTAATGCTACCGTAGGAGGAAATTTAGTTGTAAACGGAACTACAACTACTCTTAATACTGCTACATTAGATGTTGAAGATAATAACATAACACTTAACAAAGGTTCAGGAGATACATCAGGTTCAGCAGACGGTGCAGGTCTTACAATTCAAGATGCTGTAAATTCTTCTACAGATGCAACTATAGCCTGGAATGCAACTAATGATAACTTTGTGTTTTCACATGAAGTTGTTGCTCCAAGTTTAGATATATCAGGTAATGTAGATATTGACGGAACACTAGAAACAGATGCCTTAACTATTAACGGTACAGCTTCAGTTCCTTTTGAATCTGCTGACCACAATAAATTAGATGGCATAGAGGCTAATGCAACAGCAGACCAAACTGCTTCTGAGATTAGAACATTAGTTGAAGCAGCAACAGACTCTAATGTCTTCACAGATGCTGACCATACTAAACTAAATGGAATAGAAGATAATGCTACAGCAGACCAAACAAATGCTGAGATTAAAACTGCATACGAAGCTAATTCAAATACAAATGCATTTACAGATGCTTCAGTAACTAAACTTAGTAACATAGAGACTGGTGCGACAGCAGACCAAACAGATGCAGAAATAAGAACTGCAATAGAGTCAGCTACAGATTCAAATGTATTTACTGATGCAGACCATACTAAACTTAATGCTATTGAAGCAAATGCTACAGCCGACCAAACAGATGAAGAAATACAAGATATAGTAGGTGGAATGCTTGATAGTAATACTGAGACAGGTATTACAGTTACATATCAAGATAGTGACGGAACAATAGACTTTGTTGTAGCATCACAAACAGATGAAAACTTTACAACTGCTGACCATTCTAAATTAGATGGTATAGAAGCTGGAGCTACTGGCGACCAAACAGCAGCAGAGATTAGAACATTAGTAGAATCTGCTAGTGATTCTAACGTGTTTACTGATGCTGACCACACTAAGCTCAATGGTATTGAAGCAAGTGCTACAGCCGACCAGACAGCAGCAGAGATTAGAACATTAGTAGAGTCAGCAACAGACTCAAATGTATTTACAGATAATGACCATACTAAATTAAATGCTATAGAGGCTAATGCTACCTCAGACCAGACCGCTTCTGAAATAAGAACTTTGGTTGAATCTGCTACAGACTCAAATGTATTTACAGATAATGACCATAGTAAATTAAATGCTATAGAGGCTAGTGCTGATGTTACAGACTCAGCAAATGTAGGAGATGCATTAACAGGATTTAGTACAACAACTGATGCAACCTCAACAGACTTAGTTGCTTTCTATGATGTCTCAGCAAGTGCTTGGGAAAAAGGAACTATAGAAGATATAGCTTTACAAGGCACGAAAGGTCAAAAAGGTGCAGGTGGAGTTCTTGGCTCTAAAGGACAAAAAGGTGAAGTAGGTCAGAAAGGACAGAAAGGTGAAGTAGGTCAGAAAGGACAGAAAGGTGAAGTAGGTGCTGATGGAAGTAACGGTACTTCAGGTAATGATGGAGCTAAAGGACAGAAAGGTGAAGTAGGTGTTACTGGAGCTAAAGGACAAAAAGGTGAAGTAGGAGCTACTGGAGACAAAGGACAAAAAGGTGAAGCTGGTATTGACGGAGCTGCTTCAGACGGTACTAAAGGACAGAAAGGACAAAAAGGTGAAGTAGGTGTTACAGGTGCTAAAGGACAGAAAGGTGAAGTAGGAGCTACAGGTAGTGCTGGTTCAAACGGTAGCAATGGTTCTAAAGGACAAAAAGGTGAAGGCGGTGCTACAGGTGCTGGTGGAAGTACAGGTTCTAAAGGTCAGAAAGGTGAAGTAGGAGCTAACGGAAGTAACGGAAGTAATGGTTCTAAAGGACAAAAAGGCCAAGCTGGTTCTAATGGTTCTAATGGTTCAAAAGGTCAGAAAGGTCAAACAGGTGCTACAGGTGCTGGTGGTGATGACGGTAATGATGGCTCTAAAGGTCAGAAGGGTGAAGTAGGTGTTACAGGTTCTAAAGGACAGAAAGGTGAAGTAGGTCAGAAAGGACAAAAAGGTGAAGTAGGAGCTACAGGTTCTAAAGGACAGAAAGGTGTAAAAGGACAAGAAGGAAACTTCGGTGGTCAAACATTTGCTTATGACTTTGATACAAGTACATCAGATGCAGACCCAGGTAACGGTGAGTTAAGATTAAATAACGGTACTGTATCTAGTGCAAGTATACTATATATTGATGACCAAGATTCAGGTGGTACTGATATACAAAGTTATTTAAGAACTATTGATGATAGTGACTCTACTATTAAAGGTCACGTAAGAATATCAAACAAATTAGATGCAACAGACTTTGCTCTATTTACAATTAGTGGTTCAATAACAGAAGCTTCAGGATATTTCAAAGTTCCTGTAGGTTATGTAAGTGGTTCAGCATCTTCATTCTCAAGTGGTGAAGACTTAATTGTAACCTTTGCAAGAACTGGAGACCAAGGTGATAAAGGTCAGAAGGGTGAAGTAGGAGCTACAGGTTCTAAAGGACAGAAAGGTGAAGTAGGTCAGAAAGGACAAAAAGGTGAAGTAGGTCAGAAAGGACAGAAAGGTGAAGTAGGAGCTACAGGTTCTAAAGGACAGAAAGGCCAGACAGGTGCAACAGGTGGTGCTGGTAACGATGGTAGTAATGGTTCTAAAGGACAGAAAGGTGAAGTAGGTGCTAATGGAAGTAATGGAAGCAATGGCTCTAAAGGTCAGAAAGGCCAAGCTGGTTCTAATGGTTCTAATGGTTCAAATGGTTCTAAAGGACAAAAAGGTGAAGTAGGTACTACAGGTGATACAGGTGGAACAGGAGCTAAAGGCCAAAAAGGTCAGGCTGGTTCTAACGGTTCTAATGGTTCTAAAGGCCAGAAAGGTGAAGCTGGTTCTAATGGTACAAACGGTTCTAAAGGACAAAAAGGACAGAAAGGTGAAGTAGGTGGTACAGGTGGAACAGGTTCTAAAGGACAGAAAGGTGAAGTAGGTGGTACAGGTGGAACAGGTTCTAAAGGACAGAAAGGTGAAGCTGGTTCTAATGGTACAAACGGTTCTAAAGGACAAAAAGGCCAAGCTGGTTCTAATGGTACAAACGGTTCTAAAGGACAGAAAGGTGAAGCTGGTACTAATGGTACAAACGGTTCTAAAGGACAGAAAGGTCAAACAGGGGCTGATTCGACAGTAGCAGGTGCTAAAGGTCAGAAAGGTCAAACAGGTGCTGCTTCAACAGTAGCAGGTGCTAAAGGTCAGAAAGGTGAGCAAGGTGCTTCAGTTACTGGTGCTAAAGGCCAGAAAGGTGAAGTAGGTGCTACAGGTACAGGTACTAAAGGACAGAAAGGTGAAGTAGGTGCTAAAGGACAAAAAGGTCAAACAGGTGCTGCTTCAACAGTAGCAGGCTCAAAAGGACAGAAAGGTCAGACAGGTGCTGATTCAACAGTAGCAGGTGCTAAAGGACAGAAAGGTGAAGTAGGTCAGAAAGGACAGAAAGGTGAAATAGGAGCTACAGGTGTAGGCCAGAAAGGCCAGAAAGGTGAAGTAGGTTCTAAAGGACAAAAAGGTCAGACAGGTGCTGATTCAACAGTAGCAGGTTCTAAAGGTCAAAAAGGTACTACAGGTACTGGCTCTAAAGGACAGAAAGGTGAAGCAGGAGCATTTACCACAAGTTCAAATGCTCAAGTTAATAGTTTAGGTGTTAACACAGCAGGCTCAGGTACAGCAGGTGAGATTAGGGCAACTAATAACATTACGGCTTTCTATTCTGATGCAAGACTAAAAGACTTTGAAGGTACTATACCAAATGCTTTAGAAAAAGTATTAGCTCTAAGTGGTTATTACTTTAGAGAAAATGAAGTAGCTAAAGAACTAGGTTACGAAAATGATAAAAGACAAGTTGGTGTATCAGCTCAAGAGGTACAAGATGTATTACCAGAGGTAGTAACAGAAGCTCCTATTGATGATAAATACTTAACAGTATGGTACGACAAGTTAGTTCCTTTATTAATCGAAGCTATTAAAGAACTAGCTGAAGACTCACATCCTGCAAAATGTTTACAAGACATGGAAGGTTTTGAAGATATACAAAGAAGGTTAGAAGACTTAGAGAATAAATAATGGCGTATACTTGTAGAGATTTAACTATTGAAGAGGCTACACATTTAGAAGAAAGTGGAGTGATAGATGAGTTTTATCTCGCAAGTGAAAAATACTTAGACGAAGATAAGAACTTTAATTATGCTAACTGTGAGATAACTACAGAGCAGTTTAATAATCTAACACAAGACCAAAAAAAATCTTTTTGGAGGTTGTTTCCAAAAGCAATAGGTAGGATTTTTGAACCAGTACCGTTTGAAGAACCATCACATATTGTATATAAAACTTTAGCTTTACAAGCTCCAGATGGATATATATTACATCTTTATAATGGATATATAGATAATAATATTTGGGTAGAGGAAAGAGGTTTAATAAGACCTGATGCTAATGGCTCAAGAGCTTATACATATACAAATGATTTTTGGACTTCTAAGTATACTTATTTAAAAAGTTTAGGCATAACTAAAATGACAAGAATTGTAGAGACAGATTCAAAGCTTGCTACTTTATTAGCTAATCCAGATACATATAGTCATAATTCACATTTAGATATTTCAACATTAGTAATTGAAGACAAAGTAAGTAGCTACTCTTGGGCTGACGTAACACATAAACATATAACAATAGATTTAACATGAGTACATTAAAAGATACAAACGTAAGCTTTGATGGCATGAGAGATGTTTTTGATACTATGAATAGTAATGGAAGCACCTCTGCTTGGTCATTAAACAATCAAAAACATATTGACCGCTCACCTTTTATTAATGGTGGTCAAGGTGATGGAAAAGTTCCGCAACTGTTCAATGATAATGAAGCTACTTCAACAACTACGATGTTAGCATCCGATTTTAAAAGTATTATGAAAATTGATAGTGGGAGTGCATCAGCAACTACAGGTACTAATAAAAATCAAACGAACCATTTCATTCAAGGGTGGGGAACACTTCACGGTATGTATGCTGCTAGTGAAGAATATATAACAAACAATAATAGCGGTATTGGTACAGCATATGATGGAACTAATAGCTATGTAGGAACTGGAAACCCTTCAGGAGTTAGTAATCAAAACTTTATACCTTTTACTAACTTTAATAGTAATTTTAATTCTAATAAAGATATTGCTGCCATTGGACTTTATACTGGAGGATTTCTGGGTCAGAACAGAAAAGTAAAATTAGTTTTTAGAGGCTCAGGAGCTAGTGCAACTGATACTGACTGGAGTAATATGTATCTAAGACAAGTAGATGATACTTACTTTGCTGGTGATGAAGCTTCTAATGTTCAGAGAGGTGTAGAACTATCTAGAACTAGCCTATCTGCATCAGTAACAACTTATTCAAATATTCTTTATGGTAGTTATTATGTACATACATGGTCTTTACCTAGTCTAGTTAGTTTTAGTAGTACATCTACAACCTGGGTTAAGTTTGATTAATATGATACAATCTTATAATGAAAAAATTAGTTATAAGCTTACAAAGAAGAACAGATAGAAAAAAAGAATTTTATAAAAATAATTTAATAAATTATGAATTTATAAAAGCAATAGACTATAAAAGATTAGATGACTTTATAGTTGATGAAGGGTTTAAAGACCCATTTAAAAATAGACCAGTTTTAGAAAGTGAAGTAGCATGTTTCTTATCTCATAAAAAAACATGGGAAAAATGTTTAGAATTAAATGAGCCTGTAATTATCTTAGAAGATGATGCAGTAATAAATGAAAGATGGGATGAAGAATACTACAAAGACTTAATAAATAAATACGATTTTATATACTTACAAAAGAATGAGAACGAACCTGACAAAGTTATAAGTATAGATAATAGATTAGAAATACCTTCTTATCCTTATAATTTAACAGGCTACATAATAAAACCTTCAACGGCAAAAATTTTATTAGATAATATAGATAAAATTATTCCTGCTGATGAGTATGTACCTAAATTAATAAAGGAGAAAATTTTGAATAATGTAGTTTCGCTAAAACAAGATTCTTGTAATCAGATATCTAGGGATGTAAGCCCAAGTGATATTGAAGTCTCTTCAGGTATAGCTAGAAACTTTAAAGTACATCCGCTTACTATTGGAACAGATAGAAAGAAATGTTCTAGATTATTTACAAGTGCTAGAAGTTGTGGAGTAGATGTAGTAAATCTAGGAAACAATGTAGAGTGGAAAGGTACTGATATGTCTGGCCCAGGTGGAGGCATGAAAGTAAACTTGTTAAGAAAATATATTAATAAGTTACCAGACAATGATGTAGTTTTATTTACAGATGCGTATGATGTTTTTTATGCAGATAATTTAGAAACTATTACAGAAAGATACTTAGGATTTAATTGTAAGGTTTTATTTTCAGCAGAACAATACTGCTGGCCTGATGCAGATTTAGAACATGTGTTTCCAGATGCTCCTACTAAATATAGATTTTTAAATAGTGGAACATTTATAGGTGAGGTAGGTGAGCTTAAAAAGATACTAGAAACTGATTCTGTAAACGATGATGGAGATGACCAGTTATATTATCAAAAGATATTTTTAAGTGATAAGTTTGATATACAACTAGACTATGAAGGTTATATATTCCAAACACATGAAGCAAGTGCCACAATGCTTGAAGGACAACTTCATAATCCAGTAACAGGATGTTGTAGTTGTATTTACCACGGTAATGGAGGGGACTTAACAAAGAAGAAATTTGACCAGATGTATGACAGATTTTTTCCAACTCCTAAAGAATTATTTACAACACACGAAGGTTTTGAAATATTAGATGATGACATATTGCTTGTAGATTTTATGACACAAGAACAATGTGAAAGAATGATTGAAATAGCTGACAATCATGGAGACTGGGGTTCTTTAGATTATGATAAGTTCCCAGCACAAGAGATAAGATTAAAAGAGTTAGGACTTTGGGAAGAACTAGAAAGTCATTGGCAAAAAAATATAGTTCCAATTATAGAAAATTATTGGAAGCCAATGGAAATGTACGGACTTAGAGATGCGTTTGTAATGAGATACTCAGTCGATACACAAAAAGATTTACCTTTACATACTGATGCTAGTTTAGTTACAGGAAGTGTAAAATTAAACGATGATTATGAAGGTGCTGATTTAGTTTATCCAAGACAGAATTTTAGTAATAAAAATATACCTGTAGGAAAATGTATATTATTTCCTGGAATGGTAACACACGGACATGCATGTCGAACCTTAACCAAAGGAGTTAAATATAGTTTTACTATATGGTCAAACAGATATCCTGGGGACGGTATGTAAAATGGAAGATATGCATTTTTTTTGGAACGTAATATTAACTTTAGTTGTAGCTCCTATAATTTTTTCAATACGTAAAAATGAAACAGAAGCTAAAAGGATAGATATATTGGTAAATAAAACTAGAGAAGAACTAGCAAAAGAGTACGTTACTAAACAAGAAGTAAAAGAAGATATGGGAATGCTAATGGAAAGATTAGAGAAGCTACATGAGAAAGTAGATAAATTATTTGAGGTGAAATAATGGCGAGAAAAAAGTCAAACAGAAAAAGAGCCAAACAAAAAAGACAAGACTATAGAGTTGGTGGAAACGTATTTAATCCAAACAGGGTAGATAGCTCTATGCCTGTTAAACAATCAGTAGGGAAGCCTGAAGAACAAATGTTTATTCAGAGGCCATCAGAGGCAGTATTAAAGCCTAAGCCATTTCAACCTAAGCCGATTGATAAGGTTACAACACCTCCTCCAGTACAACAGAAACCTCAGCCTAAACCTTCTGTAGCTATATCTAGTGGCCCAGGATTTACAACTGGAACAGATGCTTCTAATAGAGAAGACTATATAGACAGAAACCTGGGTAGACGAAGAACTCCAATAGATGACAGAGATGACAGAGATGAGAGAGATGAGAGAGATGAACCTAGAGACCCACCAGGCGGTAATGCAACAATAATTGTTAATGGTTTCATTTACAGATGGAACGGTTATACGTATGTAAATACAGGTCAGAGAGCTGGTGGTCAGGATGACGGTGGCGGAGATGACAACGGTGGTGGTAATGATAACGGTGGCGGTGATGAAGGTGGTGGTAATGAACCAGACCCAGACCCCTTAGAGACTATGACTGATGCTCAAAGACAAGCAGCATTTGAACAAGAAAGAAGAATAAGAAATATTGAAGAAGGAAGAACATCTCAAGATATAGCTTCAGGTAATATACCAGAAGGTACTGTACCAGTTCCTACAGTTATGGGAATAGGTAGAGAAGGTACAGAAGCACCTATTGTTCAATCTCCAGATGCAGGACAAGCAAGTACATTTGATATAGACCCAACACCAGAAGAAACAATTAGTCAGGTAGAAGAGGTCTCACAAATAGACCCAGCCAGAGAAGTTACAACTACAGCAACACCTACAGCAAGTGTAGATAAAGCTGCTGAAGCCAGGGCTGCTCAACAAGATAAAGAAGAACTTAGACTAGCAGAAGCTGCTGAAGTAGCTGATGTTACTCCAGTTGAAGATGTCGATGTTGTTGTTACACCAGGAGCTGTAGCTAAAGTTGTTACAGGAACATTAAGTCCTGGAGCGAAAGCAAGAATTGTAGAAAATACAGGTACAAATTTAGCTAGAGTTACAAGAGCTAAAAAGCAATTAGCTAATGCTGGCTTAGAAGAAGGAGCTATACAAGAGTTAGGTAAAGACCCTGAAACTCTTGAAGCTAGACTTACAGATTTTACAGAAGAAGAAAGAGGTATTATAGAAGGATTACCTGAAGAAGCTTTAGTATCTAATCAACTTGAAAGTTTATTAACTGGTATAGAAGAAGGAGAGATTCCAACATGGGCTAGACCTGCTGTTGCATCTGTTGAAGCTATGTTAGCTAAAAGAGGATTAGAAGCATCTTCAATAGCTAGAGATTCATTAGCTAATACTATTATCCAAGCATCTTTACCTTTAGCTCAAGCAAATGCTCAAGCTATTCAAGCTAGTGTATCTCAACAAAGAAACATAGAGGCTGCTGTATCTGAGGCTAATGCTCAAAGAGAGCAACAAACTGTATTAAAGAATGCAGAGAATGTATTTAAATTAGATATGGCTAACATGGCTGCTGAACAACAAACTGAATTAGCTAACAGTAAGTTTTTACAAACAGTTAATTTAACAGAAGCTAATCAAGAACAGCAAGCAGCAGTTTTAAATGCAACTAATATTGCAAGAGCTGATTTAGCTGAAGCTGACTTTTATCAGAAAGCACAGATAGATAATGCAAAGAATTTCTTAGCTACTGATATAGCTAATTTAAATAATAGACAACAATCAAATGTTATTAAAGCTCAGTACGAACAGCAAAGATTATTAAGTAATCAAGCAGCAGAAAATGCTATGGGTCAGTTTAACGCTACTAATGATAGACAGGCTCAACAGTTTATGGCACAAATTGAAACACAAATAAGACAATACAATGCAGGCTATATAAACGCTACAAATCAATTTAATGTACAAGCTCAAAATGCTGCTGAAGCTAGAGATGCTAATAGAGTATCAGATGTTAATAAAGCTAATGCTGCAATTATGAATCAAGTAGAACAGTTTAACGAGCAATTAAATTACAATAGACAACAATGGAATGCTGCTAATGAACAAGCAGTTATTAATTCTAATATAGACTGGAGAAGAAGAGCAAATACTGCTGATACTGCTGCACAAAATGCAGTTAATCAACAAAATGCTCAGAATGCTTTTGGGTTGACTCAAGCTGCACAGTCTTTTTTATGGCAAGAATTAAGAGACCAAGCTGATTATGATTTCAGATGGGCTACTGATACAGCTAATAGAAAAGTACAAGCTATGATGTCTGCTGCAACTGCTGAAGGAGATGCTGCAAAGAATTGGGGTTCTAATTTTAGAAGTGCATCTTCAACAATCAACAGCTTATTTGGAAGTTAAGGAGAAAGTAAATGGGATTTTTAAGTAAAATATGGAAAGGTATTAAGAAGACTGTCAAGAAGATAGGTAAACGAATTAAAAAAACTTTTAAAAGTGTTATGAAAGGTATTGGTAAACTAGGAATAGTAGGTCAAATAGGTATGGCATTTTTAATGCCTTATGCTATGGGAGCTGTAGGAAGCCTGTTTGGAACAGCAGGCAAATTAGCTAGCTGGTCTACAAAACTACTTGGGCCTAATGCAAACTTTTTTTCAAAGGTTTTAGGTAAAACTATAGAAGCTGTTAATGTTGGCGGTACTTGGATTAAGAATGCATATACAAGTGTAAGTACAGCTATAAGTAATGGTATTGACAGAGTAGGAAACTTTTTCAAAGGTAAAGGAATGACTTTAAGTGAAGGCAAAACATCTGTTTTTTCTAAAGACTTTTCATCTTCTTTAGATACTTTACCAACTCAAACAGGAATTAAGTCTGACCAAATTCAAGCTCAACTATCTGAGACTATTCCAAGAGCTTTGGATAAACCATTAGACTTCAATAAAGACACCTTAAGTTATGAGCTACCTGCACCAGGCGAGGTAAGAATACCTGAGTTTGGTAAAACAGGAGAGCTTACTAGAGGCATGAACTTTGAATTAAATAATAATGAGTTATTTAAAAATACTAAAGTAGGAGTAGATGCTATAGGAGATATAGCTGCTAGCTCAGATGCCTTAAGTGAACAAGCAGCTTCATTGTTATCTCCAAAAACAGATAAGCCAAGTTTCTTAGAAAATATTAATGTATTTGATAAAGACTCTGGTATTAGAAAAGATATAGCAAACTTTGATTTATATGATGCTGGTAAACAAAAGATAACAGATGGGTTATTAAGTGGCCTTGAAAGCCGAGCATACGAGGCTGTGGGTGTAGATATGACACCTCAATACACTTATAACAAAATTAATATACCTAACATTATGGGTATTGGCAGTACACCTACAATTAGCTTAGGAGCTATAGACCAGTTCTCAGCTCCAAGAGGTAATTCTTGGCAAGCTACAAGTATGTATTCAAGTGGTATTTTAAATGATATTTTAAATAGAGATGCTGGACAGGACTGGAGAAACTGGATGAATAGTTTTGCTTTACAGAATACTACGAATCCGACAACCCCAGGTGGAGCAGGAGTATATAGATGATAGAAAAAAATATAGGCGAAGAAATGAATCCAGAAGCTGTTGAAGCTTTTGCGAGTAGAGGATATCCAATACCAGGTCAATCCTGGACACAACCTGTAGAACAAAGAAGGCCTTTTGAAGGGAAACCTGATTTTACAGATATGAGAGAAGCTTTAGAGTATACAGCTTTAGAATTACTTGATGAAGAAAATTATACTCCTATTGTTCTTGCAATGGGTGATGGAGTTCCAGTCATGGATTTAGCCTTACAAATGGGTTATGTAGGTTTTAGAGAAGGTAAATGGAATCCTGATTTAATGCTTATGTTACTAGAACCATTTGCATTTTTACTTATGTCTCTTGCTGAAAAATCTGGAGTAAAATATAGAATAGACTCAGACGATTCTTCAGCTTTATTAGATATGGAAGATGGAGAGACTGACGAAGAGGAAGAGATGTTAGTGGCTAAGGCAAAGAACGTGGCTGAGGTTGCTAAGAGAAAGCGAGCAAGAGAAGGAGGAATACCTGAAGGGGTATTGCCTCAAGCAGTAGTAGAAAAAATAGAGGCTTTACCTGAAATAGGATTATTAGATAGACAACCAGAAGAGATAGTTGAACCTACTAATGATAGTCTGTTAGCTAGAGGAGAGGACGAATAATGGGATTATATGATGACGGTGGTGTTGAATTTGCTAAACAAGCATTCAATGATGCAAATGAAAGGGGTATAAAGCAAGCTAAAGAAGCTGATAAAGAAGGCTACAAAAAAAGTTTAGTTAGAGGATTACTTATAGAGCCTGCTATTGGAGGTATCTTTGGAGAAGTTAGAAATGCTTTTGATTCAAAAGGACAGGCTTTGCAAGATAAAAATATACCTATGCGAACCTATCTTCAAAGTTATTTATCTAATCAAGAAGGTCAAAGACAAAGTTTAGAATACAATGATGAAACTAATAAAACTGGATTTGTTGTAAATGGTACTGTAGATATACAAAGACTACAGAATTATATTGCAGCAGACTTAAGAACTAGATTACAAGATGAAAGTTTTGGCGGTGAGTTTACTAATTTAAATCCTGTGCAATTAGCTTCTTATGTAACTTCTGAGTCAAAAATACAAGCAGAGAAATTAAAAGGTTATTATCAAACTTTATATAATGAAAGTATGGATGTTCCTGATATGGAAACAATATTAAGTCAGTTTGATAAATGGAATAGTAGAGAAAACCCTAAAAATGTATTTGGTAGGATTGGTAAGGGTATACAAAAATTACTAGGTTCAGAAACAGAAGAAACTATAGACTTTAAAAATCTTGAAGCCCATGAAAACTTACGTTTAACATTAGGCGAAGGGACATCAAAAGAATTAATAGATTTAAAAAATGCTGTAAGTGCATACGACACAGCAGCTACAGACCAAGGCAGTAGATTTAATATTGATGGTCTAATAGAAGGAATAAGAGCTAAAATAGGTAAACCACCTTCAGAGGGAGGTATTCAAGGAAAGCCTATAGAAAGTACGTTCCAGATAAAAGATAGAACTTATATAAGTGGTGGTGATGAGTTTACATATCAAGAAGGACAGTATTTATCTTACGACCAAAACGGTATTCCTGTATTATCTAATGCTGGTGTAAATGAACCTACAAGAACTAAAGTAGCAGAGATTAAACCTCCTAGTGACTTACAAGTAAAAGCTGCTGAGTCAGCTATGATGTTAGTTTTAACTGATGGTTCTAATCCTGACATGAATCCTCTTTATAATCAGGTAATTAAAGGTAAAGGACGAACTGCAACTGACCCTCAAAATACTGTAAAAAATTATGGTGTTAAAGTTGCTTATGCAGCTAATCATATTAGAGGACAAGTAAAAGATTATAATTTAAATATAGCAGAGGGAGATATTGATTACCTTGCAGCTATGTATGTATTAACTCAAGTAAATGATGGGTATAAAGATTCTATATCTAAAAACCCAACACATGATAGTTCATATCAACAGTTATTAATGAATAATCCTAATACTACTCCTGACTTATATGACTTAATGAACGTAGCTAAAATAAATACTGTAGGTAATAATGGAGAATTAAGTTTACTAATTCAAATACCTAATATAATTAGAGATATTAGAGGTAGTGGTAAAACTGAATCGGAGCAAAACAATAGGTTCAAAGAAATTGTAATTGACTTACAAGGAACGATTGTAAAAGAAGGTAGAAACTTTACAGGAACTGCTGAAGTAAATTTACCAGAGTATATAGCTAAGTATGAAGGTACTAATGAAGAAAAAGTTTTACAGTATGAACTAGAAAAAATTAATCAAATAAATAGTTTATTCCCTGAAGAACTTAGATACGTAGACTCTAGGTATGATGGGGTTATACAAAAGTTTGGTAACACAGGAACATTACCAGAAGTAATAACAGAACCTATGGAAATAGAAGAGGGTAATACTTCTGATGCAACAGACACAAATCCTCCTCCAGTAAGTACGGAGCAAAACAGAGAGCTTAAATTCTTTGCTAAGCAACCAATAAGTAAATTACAAAAAGCTATTGAGCGTATGGAGGCAGGTCAAACAACTGTTTATAATAGTGCAAACTTTAGAAAATTTGTAGAAGATAAAACAGACGGTGGTAAATTATATGGTAAAAATAAAATATCTGATGAGCAAGAATTATCTTTAATGAAAGAATATCTTCAAAGTTTATTAGACGACCCTGATAATTATAAAGCTCCTAAAAAAGAGCTAACAGAGGAGCAGAAACAAGAAATACAAAGACTTCAAGATGCAGCTTTGAGTGTCGGTGGAACAGACTAAATGTCAAACTTTAATTATTCTCCCAGTTTTTCTAAAAGAAATCAACAAAGCACACCTATTCAACAATATGACTTAAATGATTTAGAAGGAGATAAAGAGTTCCAGGCAGTCTCTGAAAGATTCTTAGGTTCTATTGGTGAACAAAATGATATCTTTGAGTATTTAAGAGACTCTGATTTTAACCTTACGTCAGCTATGAAAAGATATGCTGACTCTAATAAGTTTACTGAACAACAAAAGAAAGACTATCAATACTTAAGAACTATGTTTGATGGTGCAGATATAGGTAGTACAGGACAGTTCCTTGAATTAGTTAAAGACGGAGCAATAGATATGGTTACTGACCCTACTCTAATACTAGCTGCTTTGTTTACTCCTTTTACAGGAGGCGGAACATTAGCTACTAGAGCTACAGTAGGTAAAGGAACTGCTCAAGCTTTGAAGATGTTAGGTCAAGCTAATAAAGGAGCTTTAAATAAAACACAGCTTAAAAAAGCTATTGCTGATGGGTCGCTAGAAGAAGCTGCAAAAGCTGCAACAAAAGTAGCAGGCGGTATGGGTGCAGTAGAAGCTGGTGGCTGGATGGGTTTACACAACCATGCTAATCAAAATATAGAAATAAATACAGGCTTAAGAAGAGCTTACTCATCAAAAGAGTTAGTAGGCTCAACTGTTGCTGGTGTTTTACTAGGTGGTGTTGCTGGCTATGGTGGACAAAAGTGGTCTAATTATTCAAATCCAGTTTTACAAATAAACAATAAACCTAAAGTCTATAGAGACGATAGTATTATAGATAATGTCCGATTAAAGTTTAATCAAGCCTGGGACAATACTGTAGGTAGAGTTATATTAGGTAATGCTGCTCAACTAAGAACCTTAGAAAAACAAGGAGTAAAGTATGCATCTTACTTCAGAGGTTTATTAGACCATGATTCTCAGTTAGGTATAGGTAAGAGAAGTAATAAAAAAGTAGAGTGGAGTTTTCCTGAACAATTAAATGCAAGACGAGGCAATTATATGTTCATGGAAGAAGGACAGCGAGTAGGATTTTTTAAGACTATAGAGCCTATAGCTCCTGATGGAGTTATGATGCAAGCCGATGAGCTTGCTATTATTAGATTCTTAAGAGGAAATAAAAAAGCATTACAAGGAAGAAGCAAAGAAACAAAACAAGTAGCTAATGATTTAAGAAAATGGTTTGATGGTATAGCTAGAGATGCTCAAGAAGCAGGTTTTGGTGATATAAGAATAGAAGATTACTTTCCAAGAGAATGGAATAGACAAGCTATAAAAGATAATAAACCAGAGTTTGTTGCACAGTTATCTAAGGATTTAAAAATATCCAAAAAAGAAGCAGATGATATTGCAGAGGGTATGTTAAATATTAATAATGAATTATATGCTAGCCATAGCAACTTACTTACTCACGGTAGAAAATTAAAATTAGATGACAATGCTTATGAAAAATATCTAACTAATGAATTAATACCTGTTAGTGCTAGTTATGGTTTAAACGCTGCTAATACAATACAAACTAAACTAAGCTTTTTAGGCGGTGCTAAATCTAATGTAAAGGTTGTAAAAAGCAAAGACATAGAAGGTAATGAAGTATTAACATTTCAAAGCTTAAGACAAAATAATATAGATGATTTTATAAGAACTCACGTAGACCCTTTAGATGAAGACGTGTTCAAAACTTTAGGTAGACGTTTAACAGCTACAGAAAGAAAAGACATGATAGAATCTTTCAAGTCTGTTACAGGTGCGGTAAACTTTTTTGAAGGGCAAATAAAACAAGGAGTATATGATGGCCTCAAGCTTGCTAATGCTATGGCTTACCTACCTTTAGCTACTGTCTCTTCTTTCTCAGAAGGTTTGATAGCAGCTTCTAGAATATCAGGAAAGCAATCTGTAAAAAACTTTCAGTACCAACTAGAAAATGGTATGCAATTTTTAACATCGGATTTAAAAAGTTTGTTAAAAGAAAGGAGAGGCCTATCAGAAGTTGTAGCTAACAGAGAAGCTAATAGAGTTTACTTAGCTGTAGATGACGTGCAAGCAGATTTAACAAATAGATTAGCTGGTGATGGATTACAAAACGCAAGTCTACAAAAAGGAGCTAGAGTATTTTACAAAGCCAACTTACTATTACCTTGGACAAAGACTATTGAGCTTGCAGCTTTTAATACAGGTAGAGATATAGTTGAAGAATCATTAATTCAGTTAAGTAAACTACAAAAAGCTGGAGTAAAAATCTTTGATGATGTTGATACTTTTGTAAACTCAACAACAGGTAAAGATAAAGACATACTTAAACAACTAGATAGTATGGATGGAGTTTGGGCTGGTAAAGGTAATCTTTATAAAAGAACAAATTATTTAAAAGAACAAATACAAGACATGGGTATAAGTGTCAAAGAAGGATTGGATTGGTTAGAGTCTGGTGCAAAAAGAAATAATAATTTTTGGACACAAGAGATGTCTAAAGCAGGTGGTAGATTTGCAAGAAGTGTAATCTTACCTACATCTAGAGAATTTTCTAAAGTGCCTAGATATATGACTAATCCTAAATGGGATATATTTACACAGTTTTTAAGATACCCTACAGCGTTTAGTAATACTGTATTAAAAAACTTTGCTAGAGATACTTTAAATAGTCCTGGAATGTCAGCTCCAAGGTTTGCTGCTTTTGTAGCAGGCTCAACAGCTATTGCAAGAGGTACTAATTACTGGAGAAGTAGTCCAGAACAACAAGCAAAGTATGACCAGTTTGCAAGAAAGCCAGGAACTGATTTAAAAGGTAAAGCTTTCGATGTTTTTGTAGCTAGAAGTGCAGAAGAAAACCTTAGAGCTTTTCAAAGAGTAGGTTTATTAGGCCCAATAGAATATGGTTTAAGATTTGCAGATGCTTATAGAGCAAATCCAAATCCTTTAGTAGCTGTATCAAGTTTAGGTGGCCCTGTTATGGGAGACATTACAGGCTCTACAATCTACAACAGAGGATTGTTTGAAACGTTAGCAAGAAAAACTCCTTTGATAGGTATTAGACATCCACTTAAAAAATACACAGGCTTTGACCCCTTTGAACCAATCATTGAAGGCGGTAGATTTATAGACGAAGAAGCTAGATACCAACTACAACAAGGTATTGAAGATGTACTACCACCAAGAGTAGGTTATAAGAAAGGTGGGATTGTAAAAGAAACATTTAAAGAAATGGGACGTATGCAATATAACACAGGAAGTCTTGTAATAAATGATAAAACTATTGATAAAGAAACAAGAATAAGATTTGATAATATAGATAATGATTTAAAAAACTTAGGATATGGTAAAGTTGCTAGAGCAGCTATTCTTGGTAATATCCATGTAGAGACAGGTGGTACTTACGACCATCAACAAAAACAAGACAAGGGTAATGGTTATGGTCTTTATCAATTTGATTTTCAAAAAAAATATTATATGGAAAATGAAGATAGCTATTTGACATCAAACAAGTTTGAAGATACCCCCATGAATCAAACTATGTTTATGCATGAAAGTATAAATCAATTAGCACCAGGAAAACACACAGTAGATAAAAATAAAATAAGCCAGTTGCAAAGAGATTTACAGGGTGATGATGTAGCAAGAGCAGCTATTTCATTTTCTGAAAATTATCTACAGCCTGGAACACCACATATAGATAGAAGAAGAGATGCATCCAGAACTATATTTAAAGTATTAGGAGATTAGATTGGGATTTCCGTTTGAAATAATTACTATGCTTGCATCTACAGTCCTAGGTGGACTAATGAGTGTATGGGCTGAAAGTAGAAAAGCTAAAGCAGAGCAACAAAAGCTACTCATTACACGTGGGGAGTTTGAGATGAAGGCTAGAAAGCAATCACTTGACCACGGCTTGAAGGATAAAGGTTTTGCATGGACAAGAAGAATCATAGCATTAACATCAGTCTTTGCTATTGTTTTATTACCTAAACTTGTAGCTGTATATTATCCAGATGTATCAGTAACTGTTGGATATACAAATTGGAATCCAGGTTTTTGGTTCTTTAAAGAAGGCAGGGATATTTTTGAATGGATAACTTTTCAAGGTTTAGTAATTACACAATTAGATACTAACTTAGTATCAGCTATTATAGGTATGTACTTTGGTGGCAGTTTAGTGAAAGGTAAATAATGGACACTAGAGACTTTATGACTGTCTTGGAAACTGTAGGTATTCCTGCTGCTTTTGCATGTGCTGCTGGGTGGATGGTATATAAATTATTTAATGCTTTGATAGCAGACGTACATAAAAAATTAGATACGCAACACGGTATGATAGTTGCATTGATAGATAGAGTAAGACAAATGGACAATGACATGATACGAATAGACTCAATGGTAAGAACTGCTATGGGTGTACAAGTAGATGTCGATAGATTAGCGAGAGCAGATGGAAAGAAAGACCAAAGGAAAGATTAAACTTATCCCAACATTTAAAAGTAAGAAGGCTGAAAGAAACTGCGAGTTCTGTATGTTCTTTTGGTCTATATTAGTTGTGTTTTGGTCTCTTAATAGTATTGCAGATGAAATGGTACATAAGTTTAAGAACCCATCATTTAGTGGTATAGGTACATCAGCACATTATTTAACTATAGAGAACCAAGAGTTTACTAGAAAGATGAGTATAAAAGAAGAACTCAAAGCTCTACAAGAACAAATAGAAAGAGATAAGGAGAACACAACATTAGCTAGATTTATCAGGAATTTAGAATCTAGAATATATGCACAACTATCTAGACAATTAGTAGAAAATTTATTCGGAGAAAATCCTAGCACAAATGGCATACTAACTTTAGAAGGTAATACTATAGAATACAGTATAGAAGACGGAATAATAACACTAACTATAACAGCAAGCGATGGAACACAAACAACTATTCAGTTGCCTATTGGTGATTTTTCTTTTTAGTGGATGTGCAGTATTAAGTAAGAATGACGACTTAGTTCTATCGAAAAAAATACAGCCTTCAACCATATTAGAAATACAATCAGATGAGCTATTTAAAATGCCTGGTGCTAAACAACAACCAGTTGTTGCGGTATACCCTAATAGTTTTAAAGATTTAACAGGGCAAAGAAGAAGTAATAGTTCTTTTGCTTTATTTAGTACAGCTATAACACAAGCTCCAGAAGCAATATTGATAAGGGCTTTGAAGCATACATCAGATGGTAAGTTCTTTAAAGTAGTAGAACGTGTTGGACTTGATGACCTTACAAAAGAAAGACAATTAATTAGGACAACTCGTAAAGAGTTTAAAGAAGATGCAAAATTACAGCCTTTGCTTTTTGCAGGGCTTATGTTCCAGGGAGGTGTAATCTCGTATGAGGCTAACCTACAATCTGGAGGTGCTGGTGCTAGATACCTAGGAATAGGTAACAGTAAACAGTATAGAGAAGATACTGTAATTATTTCACTACGATTAGTTTCAGTATCTACAGGTGAAGTGTTAGTAGAGACATCAGTTTCTAAAAGCATTTTATCTACAAGTGTTTCTCAGGACGTGTTTCGTTTTATAGAAGCTGGCACAGAGCTGGTGGAAATAGAAGGAGGAGTAGCTGAGAACGAATCTATCGCTATTGCTTTAACAAAAGCAGTAGAGACAGGTGTACTAAATATAATAAAAATAGGAATAGGGAGAGGCTATTGGGAATATGAAGAATCTAATTAGTATATTAGTTATGTTGTCGCTAAGTGCATTAGCAGATAATGAAATATATATTGACCAATCAGGCGATACCGCCAATATTGATTTAGAACAACTAGGAGGAGATAGTAACATCATTGCTGGGTTAGAAAGCACAGCAGGAAATTTAACACCGTTAGATTTAGATGGAGACAGTCTTACTCTAGACATAAATCAAATAGGTGGTTCTAATACTTTTCTAGGAGATATTTGGGCTGACAATTTTACAGGCTATTTTAATTTTGATGGAAGCAGTAATGATTTCACAATTCAAGTAGACCCAAGTAACACTTATGGTGCAGACAGTTCAGATGTTAACATTGACGTGTCAGGTAGTAGTAATGATTTTACGCTAGACTTAGCTACAACAGCTATGGCTAGTAATACAGACCTTGACTGGATTGTAAATGGCGATGGAAACGTATTTGATTTTGATATTAATTATGATGGAGCTACAAACTATGTAGACGTTGACGGTGATTCAAACACAGTTAACTTTGAAGGTAGTGGTTATGCTGGTGGGTATTTTTACCTAGACCAGACAGGCGACTCACGGACTTTTGACATCCAACAATTAAGCACATTAAATAATGATTGGCTCAAAATTATATCCAATGGTTCTAATGGCAGCGTGTGTATTATCCAAGACGATAATGGCACAGCCGTTGGATGCTAGCATTGGCAACATAACCGAACTTAACGGAACAGGCAGGATTGTAAGGGATAAACCTTATGATGCTGCCTTATCTTTTAATATAGAAAGCTTTGACAATGTACAAACTTCAGAAGGTCGGATAGGGATTACATTCCTAGACGAAAGCCAAGTTAGGCTAACAGAACATTCTGAACTTATTATAGACGAGTTTATCTATGACCCTGACCCATCTAAATCTAAGATGGCTTTACAGTTTGCTAGTGGTACTGCAAGATTTATCACAGGAAAACTAGCGACAATCAATAAAGAAAATATTTTTATAGAAACCCCAAGTGCTACTATTGGTATTCGTGGTACAGACTTTACTGTTACTATAGATGAACTTGGAAGGTCTCTTATTATTTTATTACCTGATGAAAATGGTTTACCAAGTGGAGAGATAGTAGTAGCTACGGCTATGGGTGAGGTGGTTTTAAATCAACCTTATCAAGCTACATCAGTATCTACATTTGAAAGCAAGCCTGCAAAGCCTGTAGTGTTAGACATAACTACAGAGCTAATAGATAACATGTTAATAGTTAGCCCACCACAGGAAGAGTTTAATGTTAATGAAGAAAATGTATCGGACAATAGTAGTAATATACTTGATGTGGATTATCTGGAGTTTGACGACCTAGATATAGATTTATTAAAAGATGATAGCTTGGAATTTACAGAGCTAGATATAAATTATCTAGATGTAAATTTCTTAGAAGACTTGCTAGATATAATAGAAGAAGTAAACGAGCTAGATGAAACAGAAAGTTTACTGAGAACAGATGTAAATTTAAAAGGTACACAGGTGGGGTTCGACCCTAATACTCAGATAAATACTTTTATTACAGACCGACAGATAAGTTTACTTAGAAGTGTAGAGCATACAGTAAAAATAGATTTAGATAAATCAGGAGCTTATACCGTTATACTAATACAAGAAGGTAAGAGTACACAGCTTATAGTAAATGGTGGTGGGGATTCTGTTATAAAAATTAAACAGAGTAACTAATGAAGTGGGCTAGTTTATTAATAGGATTATTAGCTCTTCCTTTATTATTTAATGTAGCTCCGTTAGAAACATTAAGACTTAAAACATTTGACAGGCTAGTAAATACACCTGAGCCTACAGGATATTTTACAATACTAAATATAACTGAAGAGTATATAGATAGTCAGGGTGGTTATCCATTACCTAGAGAAACACTAGCAGATATCCATGTAAAGCTTTTACAAGAAGGAGCAATAGGAGTAGGGTGGACTATGTTATTCCCTCATCCTGATAGGTTAGGCGGAGATGAAAAGTTTGCTAAAGCCTTATCATTTTCTCCTAGTATACTTGCAATGCCTGAAGTACCTAATAGTATATATCCTAAAACACATGGTACAGTCATCCGAGGGCCAGAAGTAAATCTACCAAAAGCTCAAGGATTCTTACAGAACATAGACATACTTAAAAATAATTCTAGCCAGGGAGCTGTGTCTGCTCCTGTTGATGTAGACAATCTTGTTAGGCAAATACCTTTAATGCAACAAACACCTAATGGGTGGGTCGCATCTTTTGGGACTGAAGTATTAAAAGTATTAGGTGGCGGTAGTACGTATCAAATTATTACCAACGAGAATGGTATAGAGATGGTGAGAGTCAAAGGACTAGACCCTATACCTACTGATAGCTATGGACGTAAATGGATTAGTTGGGTAGATACACCACAGACTACACTAGATAATTTAAATGTAGCAGGTAAGTTTGTCTTTGTAGGTTTTACAGCTAAAGGTATAACAAGTCAGCTAGCAACTCCTGTTGGATTACTTGAGCCTCACAAAATTCAGGCAGCTCTTGCCGAGTCAATATTATTAAATACACCACAGATACCAGACTACAGATTGTTTGTAGAGCTACTATTATTATGTGTCTCTGGTCTTCTTATAGCTCTTGTAATACATTCTTTTGGTATGACACTATCAATGGTATTAGCTGGTGGTTTGTTTGCTTCAGTAGGTTATCTTGGATATTACTTTGTATCTATTGGTTATCTTATAGATGTCACATGGAGTATGACGAGTATGATACTTTTGTCTTTACAACAATTCTATTTAAGATTTAGACAGCAGTATAGATTAAGACAACAAATAAGAAAACAGTTTGAACATTACCTTGACCCAAGACAAGTTGCCAGGCTACAAAAAAATCCAGGGCTTTTAAAATTAGGTGGTGAAAGAAAAAGATGTACGATTATGTTTACAGATGTCAGAGGCTTTACAAGTCTATCAGAAAAGTTAGAGCCTGAAGAAGTTATAAAAATTATGAACAAAGCCTTGACTGTACAAGCTGATGCTGTTCAAAGGAATGGAGGGATGGTAGACAAATATATAGGGGATGCAATGATGGCTGTATGGAATGCTCCATTAGATGTAGACAATCAAGAACAGTTAGCTATTGAGACAGCTCTTCAAATACAACACGACATGCAAGAAGCAGAGTTAGAAGTTGAAATTGGTATAGGAATAAATACAGAAATAGTTTGTGTAGGTAATATGGGGTCAGCTTCCAGGTTTGAATATAGCTGTTTAGGTGATGCTGTAAATTTAGCTGCTCGTTTGGAGTCTTCATGTAAGTCTGTTGGTAAAAATTTAGTCATAGGTGAGGAGACAATTAATAATTATCAGGGTGAATATACAGAATTAGAACCTATTTTTGTAAAAGGTAAAGAAAAAGAGGTCAAAATCTACACAATATAGTGTAAATGCTCTCTCGCTTACGGAGAAGCTCTCTAACGAATTTTATGTTTTTCTATACCTAAGACATTACTTACATGCTAATCGTCCAGCACAGGACATCCTATGAGGTCGTTTTTCTTATAAAGCTTGAATTTCACGTTGTAAGTAAACATGTAATGGTTCAAGCTTAGCTTTTGCTCTTTGAAGCAAAACTCTGATGATATGTCTATCCATTTCTGAAAATACTACATCAACTTCATCAACTGGAAACTCAGATATCTCTGAGACTATTTTACCTTCTGGTGTAAGTAGCACCGAAAAACTTATTAGGTTGCCCTCACTCTTTTGTTTTTTCCTTTTCATTTCTTTTCCTTAATTCAGTAGTGCTAAATCTGTGTCCCCTCTTGTTATAATATATTTCTATTCCTCTTTCTTTACATAAACCTCTGCCAGTAAATACAGAGTTTCTATATTCCTCTCCTATAATTCTTACATCTATAGGAAAGGTATATAAAATATCTTCTAGCTCATCCTCTCTATGGTAAACAATAATATCATCTACCCACTTTATTCCTTTTAATTGTATTTGTCTTTCTACAATACTTTGTAAAGGTTTATTCTTTTCTGGTCTATCTGTAGAAGGGTCAGTCTGTAATGCTACAATTAGATAGTCACATATTGTCCTGGCTTCTTCTAACATAGTAACATGTCCTGCATGTAATAAGTCAAAAGCTCCGCAAGTAATACCTACTTTAGACTTAAGTCCTAGTATGTCATACTTTCTACTCATTCAGATAAATCTGCAAAAGTAATATTATTATGGCTACCTCTTAGTCCTGCTTTCATATATGTGGTAGCTCTACCCTCAAAGAAGTTTTGGTGTTCTACACCCATGACTTCATCTAACCAGGGTAAAGGATTTTCTTTTTGATTGTAATTAGGTTTTAATCCTAACTGTAATAATCTTCTATCAGCTATGTATCTATTGTAAGCATACATATCTTCTTTAGTAAGTCCTGGTAAGTCTCCCATATCAAATACTAAATCAAGGAACTTGTCTTCAAGCTTTACCATCTCTCTACATATTTGATATATTTCTTTTTTAAATTCATCAGTCCATATATTTAAATTTTCTTGTATAAACTCTCTAAACAATTTAGTCATAGCTTCAACATGCATTGACTCATCACGTATAGAGTAGGTAACTATCTGTCCCATGCCTTTCATTTTACCGAACCTTGGAAAGTTTAGTAAGATTGCAAAGCTACTAAATAATTGTAGGCCTTCTGTAAAGGCTGAGTAAACTGCTAAAGTTTTAGCTATAGTTTTCTTATCAGACTTTAGTGGTTTAAAGTTACCAACGTAATCATGCTTGTCAGCCATCTGTTCATACTCTGCAAAAGCTTTGTACTCTATCTCAGGCATTCCAACTGTATCTAGTAACAAGCTGTAAGCATCTTGATGTATTGACTCCATGTTTGCAAACGATGACATCATCATCCTTGCTTCTGGTTTTTTAAATATAGGCATGTATTTATCTACATAACCTGCACCTACATCCACATCTGATTGTGTAAACAATCTAAATATTTGAGTAAGTAAATACTTTTCTTGTTCTGTAACGTCCTGCCAGTCTTTTACATCATTGTGTAAAGGAACTGACTCAGGCATCCAATGCATTTGATTTTGTAGTTTGTAATAATCATACATCCACGGATATTCAAATGGTTTGTAGTAGTCTCTGTCAGTTAATAGTGCCATGTTTATTCTCCTTATATCGTTTATCTGGTGTACCATCTTTCTTAAGACGTACCCTTTTTATTTTTTGTTTTTCTCCTAAGCCTACCATCTTCATTATCTTAGGTAATCTAGCAGACTTCATTAGTTTGTGTAAGTACCTACCGAACTGCATATATATCCTCACCCTCTGTCCATGTTAGATAACCTAGACTTTGTAATATACCTACAGCTTTAATATCATCAATATGTTTATGCTCCATCTTTATGAACGTAGGCTTAATGTCCCAAGTGTAATCTTCCATGATATTCATTTCATGTCCTTCAACATCTAACTTTAAAAAGTCTATAGTCGTAATTGCATTATCATAAAGAATAGTATCTAATCTTTTACAAGGAACTTCTATAATCTTATCTAGATATTCTTCTTTACTCCAAGACTCATACTCAAATATCCTACCGCCTTTGTGGTTGTCAGACATAATAGATGACATACCTCTAATACTTGCATCAGGATAGTCTTGTTTGGCTACACCTAATTGTATTGTGCCGTCATAGTCAGATACAGCACATTGTAAAGTTATTACGTTAGGATAGTCTTCCATTGCTTTGTTCATATTTTTAAAAGCTACTGGGTTAGGCTCTACCATAATTCCTTGCCATCCGTTATCAGCTAACTTTTGACAAGTATCAAAATCACACGTTCCAATTTCTATAAATGTTTTCATTTTTTCCTCATATTCTTATGTAGTTTAATAAAAAATTCTGCATCAATAACTACTAATGGTTTATGTCTATTCTTTTTTATTACAACTAGGGGTTCATACTTCCCACAGTTTACCGATGCTTGTTCGTAGGATGTCCAGACATTAACTCGTTCTTGATTTTTACATTCAACCGAGTAAGGAAAATTCTTCCTTGCAGCTCTTGCCATAATAAGGTCTTCACCAGAAGAACCCATAGGGCGACTTTCAATATCTTCAACATGTATCTTTAACTCTTTAATAAGCTTGTCTCGAGTCCACTTCTGTAGATTTCTACCTTTTGCTTTTGCTGATTGTGTCTTCATCCTTCACAGGCTATACATTCTACATCGTCTAATTTTATTCTAGGTACTTTAATATTTACATTCTCTACATTCCTTGCGGCATTTGACCTGAAGTAATATAAAGATTTTAATTTATTCATACCGTACCAATGAACATCATTTACATATTGCATGTAGTCGTCATGTATTTCCTGAGCCTCCGTTGTTTTGGGTAAAGTAAAAAATAAGTTTACTGATTGTGCTTGACATATATATTGTTGTCTTTGATATGCATGCTCTACTATCCATATTTGATTTATTTCATTAGCTGTCTTAAATATTTCTTTCTCTTCCTCTGTAAGAATATCTAACTGCTGAACACTTCCTTCGTTTGCTGTGATACTCTTCCAGGTTTCTTCTAATTTTTTTCCTCTAAGTTTTTTTTGCTTGAAGATGTTTGATAGGTATTTGTTTTTGACTTGGTAAGAACCTGATAAAGTTTTGTGGGTATATGCATTAGCACGGTAAGGCTCAATGCTAGGGCTAGTACCACTACAAATAATCCCAGAGCTAGCATTAGGAGCAACAGCAAGAAGGTTAGCATTACGAAGCTTGCCACCATGTAGGTCAGGACATTCGCCACGTAAATCGCAAAGTCTTGTAGAAGCTTCTGTGGCTGAATTTTTAATGAAGCTAAATGCTTGGTGGTTAAAACTCGTAGCGAAGATACTTTCAAACGAAATGTTTTTAGACTGGAGATAAGCATGGAAACCCATTGCTCCCAGACCAAGAGACCTTTCTCTATAAGCAGAGTAAGCAGACTTAACAAAGCCTTCTTTCCCAGATTTAATATACTTTTTAAACCTTTTAAAATTTGCAATGTACCCTCCTAAGTTTGATGTATCTATGGCATTCTCAATGTAATGTTCAATCACATTATCCAGCATTGTTATTAAGTCTTGAATGAATAAAGGTTCTTTAGACCAGGTGTCAAAGTGTTCAAGGTTTACACTAGACAAACAACATACTGCTGTTCTTTCTTCATCTGTTGGTAATGTAATCTCAGAACATAAGTTACTTTGTTTTATACTCAGGCCTAATTCTTTTTGTTGTTCAGGTAAGCTTTCATTACACGTATCTATATTAACCATGTAAGGCTCGCCTGTCTCAGCCCTAGCATTTAATATCTGCCACCATAAATCTCTAGCCTTTATAGTCCTTACTGCTTCTTTTGTTTTAGGGTCAATTAATCTCCAGTCTGCATCTTCTTTTACTGCTTTAAGATAATCATTAGTTATGTTTACTCCGTTATGTAAGTTAAGAGACTTTCTATTTATATCACCACCAGATTCTTTTCTAATATTTATAAACTCTTCTATCTCAGGATGTGATATATCCATATAAGCAGCATAGCTACCACGTCTTGTAGTGCCTTGATTAAAGGCTAACATCTGTGAGTCTACTACATGGATGAAAGGAATACTTCCAGTAGAACGAGAGCCATGAGCAGTAGATATCCCATTACTCCTAACATCCCCCCAATATCCACCAATCCCTCCACCTGAGCTTGCGAGCCACATATTCTCATCATAATGAGTAGAAAGACCATCCCTACTGTCAGGTACGTAATTAAGAAAACAACTGATAGGAAGCCCACGTGTTGTTCCTCCGTTACTAAGTATAGGAGTGCTGAACATGAACCAGCGACTGGAACAGTACGAGTAAAGTCTTTGAGCCAGTTCAAAATCTGTCTCACCTTTGTAGGTTGCTCCGAATACGGAGGCTCTTGCGAATGCTTCTTGTGCATGTGTTTCATTATCCCATAAATATCTATCTTTTAAAGTATCTAAACTAAATTTATCAAACTCTTTTTCTTTATCGTAATCTATTGTGATACCTAAATAAGGTTTCTTTCCTATTTTATCTTCCATTGTTTCTCTCTATGTATATGGCTATAATCGCATAGTGTATTATTTTTAATAACTCTTTTTCTTTTCCATCTTTCTTACCACATCGCATAGCATACTTCATTATATTACCAATACAAAAACCTTCACCGTGTCCAGCATCAATAATCATATCTGTTGCTTGATACTTACCTTTGCC